ACGATGATGTTCGGGCATATCCCCGAGGATGAAGTGTGCGACTGGGCGCCGTCGCGCTTTACGCCGAAAAAGGAGATCGCGCAATGAGCGAGACCAAACAGACCTACCAACAACTTGAGCAAGAGCTTGAGGTTTGGCGACACGGCCCGTCGTGCTGGAGCTGTGGCGATTCGGGCGACGTGCACCAGCTCGACGGCGAATGGCTCGGGAAGTGCGATTGCTTGGCCGCTCAGTTGATCGATGTGACTGCCGAGCGCGACCATCTGAAGGGTGAGGTCGAGGCGCTACGCAAGGACGCCTTTTTTCATCGGCACACACAACGGCAGGCAGAGCTGTACCAGAACGTCCAGATGGCGGCTGGCAGTCTCCCTGATGGGTGGCAGGTTGTTATTGAGATAGAGCGCGATGCCGGCACCGTGAGCTTGCTAGACGCAAGTGGCGAAACTGTCGACGAGGAATTTGGCGACTCTGGCGATATGGCTGATCAGGTGGCCGAGGCGCTGAAGTACGCCGTGAGCAAGGAGAGTGAGCAATGAGCGACGTGAAGCGCTGGATGGCCAACTGGCACATGCAGGAACACTTCCCAAACAAGGATGGTGAATGCGTGCTGGCCACCGACTTTGATGCCGCGTCAGCCAGGATCGACGAACTGGCCGATCTGCTCAAACAGGCCCGCGAGCACGTTCCGCAAGAGCATCCTTTGCGCGGCCTGATCAATGCCAACCTGATGCAACACCAGATTGAGCGAGGACTTGAGCCATGAGTGCAGCGGCAAAAATTCTCGACCCATGCAGCGCTAGTCGGATGATGTGGTTCGACAAGGACGACCAGCGCGCCCTGTTCGGCGACATCCGCGACGAAAATCACCTGCTTTGTGATGGTCGCGTGCTGAAGGTTGAGCCCGATGTTCTGATGGACTTTCGCCAGCTCCCCTTCGATAGCGGCACGTTCCGAATGGTCGTGTTCGATCCGCCGCACTTGACCCGGGCCGGAGTCGACAGTTGGATGCGCGCAAAATACGGCGTCCTGACCAATGACTGGCGTGACGACATCCGAAAGGGATTTGCCGAATGCTTCCGAGTGCTGGAGCCTGAAGGGTTTCTGATTTTCAAGTGGAATGAAATTCAAGTGGCTGTAAGCGAGCTGCTGGCACTGACCGACGAAAAGCCCCTGTTTGGACACAAGTCGGGTAAGCGCGGAAATACTCACTGGATCACCTTCATGAAGCGCGCTGCCGGCATCGAAAAAAACGGGTGACTCGAAAGGGACTATCAGTCACGCCCAAATGCGGTTTCAGCAGCTTTTCAGCTACCGCACCGCTACAGGCCACGGAATACAACGACCGACCGGGGGTTTAAATCCCCCGGATGAAAACAATTTACCTTCCGGCGTGAGAACGTGGCCGAGCGCATCGCAACCACAGCGGCTAAGATTCGCGACAATCAATAACTGACCAGGATGAAACCATGATGAATGGCTCATGCCAAAACCCAGAGAAGTGCGCCGAGGAGGTGACCTGGACGCACAACCCTCACGGGAATGGATGGACTGCAATCAGTCCAGACATGACGAACGATCGCCAAGGGGTTTGCCACATGCTTCCAAACCCTATTCGCGGCAATGTAATAACGGGCGGACTTAAACTGAGGATTGACAGGGCTCTGATGGCGGAAGAGAGGATAAAATTAAACCGGAACGAATCCAGGCAATGATGGGAGTCTTGGAAGCGAGCAATTTGTTTATATCATAACCCACGCCTCAGGCGCCTGCGGGCGCTCCGTCTATAGCGGAAGCCCCTGAAAACCTAATACCATAACCAGCGCAATCTTGCGTTTTCTCACGGATGAAGCCCTTGCAATGGGCTTGCCTTGTTGACTGGAATCGACCATGACAGAAATGATGAGCAGTGACGCAATACTAAACCAACTGACCCTGTTGGATACCGACGGCTATGAGCGCATGCTGAATCAGGTGAGTCGGACGAACAAGGGTCTTGTTGTAGGCTTTCTAAACCAGCACGGCTACAACCTTATTGAGCGGCAGCCCGGACTGTTCAAGCCGTTCCATGACATGGACTACCTGCTGCGCGACGGTATCGGCATCAAGATGGCCTGCAAACTTAACGGCATAGACCCCGGCCTCAACCTAAACGGAACCGACTTCATCCCTAAGCTGCTGACCAAATTGCGCACCAGCTCGCAGCAGCAGCTGGAGTACTTCGCCATGGGCACCCAGGAGCCATGGCTGAGCCAGGGTGCTGCAGCGCTGTTTGAATCCGATGCCGCGCACATCATCGACGGGTTTCAGGATGATCAGGCCTATGTCGATTTTCTCAGCGCTAACCATCAGCCTGGGCACATGCCGGTCATAGTCCTGGCTATGGGCATGCCGAAGCAGGAGCGCGTCGCCCAGCTGCTGAAAGACCGCCTGAGCGGCGCCGCGGTGATCATCTGCGGCGGCGCGATCATCGACTTTGCCGCCAAACGCGTGGACCGGGCTCCGATGTGGATGCGCAAGACCGGCATGGAGTGGCTGTACCGCCTGTACAAGGAGCCGCGCCGGATGTTTCAGCGCTATGTCATCGGCATCCCGATGTTTTTCCTGTACGTCCTGCGCAATCGTAAGTAAGCCTCCCGCCACACAAGGCGCCTTCGGGCGCCCCATCTACGGCGTTCTGCCGGCAAAACTACCCCAGCACTTTCAGCGCACGCTCATAAATTGCCAGCCGATCGGCCTGGCCATTCAATCCACCATTCACCTTGCGGGTGATCGCCTCGAAATGCCCGGCGTCCGCCAGTTCGCTCAGGCCGTTGCTCGACCAGAACCAGGCGGCCGACAGCGCGGCATAGGCTGGCTGCTCCAGCAGTTCCGGCTTGGTCAGCAGGTCCAGGTTGAGGGCTGAGCCGCACGCCTGATAGTTGACCCAGCCGGTCACCTGAAAGCATCCGCGCCCTCGGTACTTCCAGCCGTCACCGGTCACCGCAGGTCCATTGCCCAAGCGTGAGGCGTAGACGATGTTCGCGATATGCTCAGGCTTTCGGGCGGCAGCGGTGGCCGTCAGCAGGCTGAAGCGCTTCGGCCAGGTGCGGATCAAGCCTTCGACGCTGTAGTTCAGGTTTTCGACCAGGGTGCGCAGCTGGCCTGACTCATGCCCGACTTGCGCCAAGAACGCGGCCACACGCAGGCGGGTGTCGATCTTAAAGCGTGCCATCGCATCATTCAGCGCGGACACAAAAACGCCGGCAACTGGGCCGGCGTTCGGGAGGATCTGCAGCAACTGCTGCCTTGTGATAGTGACCATGGTTTCTCCAAGGCGTAAAAAAGCCCGCCGAAGCGGGCAATCATTAAAGACTACCGAACGCGGCCAAGGCCCATGTGGCACCGTCGTATGCAAAGTCGGCCCATTGTCCGGCAGCGGATAGCGCCTTGATCGTCCCCGCCGAGCCTTGGACGTTGATCGAAAAGGCCCCGGTGGCTGTCGCGGCACGCACTACGCGCAAGATGTCACCCTTGGCCGGGTTTGCCGTGTTAGCCAAAGCCGCTCTGGCGACGGTGATCGGCGCGTTAAATATCATCGTGAACGACTTAGCCTTGCTAGCTGTTCCGGTAACGTCGCCAAAGTACTCCAATGTCGGGTCGAACGAGTTTCTACCCACTACTCCGATGAAGCTGGAAATCGCGTTGTTCGCCCGCCCGAATACAGTGTTATCCGTTACGGAAGAGTTGTTCAGGTCGAATACAGCACCGTTAGAGCGAAAAATGTTAAGCCCCAGCTTCGACGGGTCGTTTGCGCCGTATACCGTAGTTCCCACTACGTTAAGCTTGCCAAACACTACCCCTGCACCGTCAACCTGAACGGTAACACCGGCACCTACCGGGTTGTTGATAGTGTTCCATGCTATGTCGTTTTCCTGACCGCTTACGGATGAGAACGCTTTGATGCCGTCACCCTGTGCGTTGCTAACGGTATTAAACCTGCATGCAGCCCGAGTGTTTAGAAAAATCCCTTCCTTGCTTGGAGTGGTTAAGTTTCGGTAGCCGGTTCGGTTTACCTTGTTGTGCTCGATAGTGCCGTTGCCTTCAATGCCATTTTCCGCAACGTCTTCAATATCGTTACCAACAATCCATGCGTCTCGCTGGCTTGCAACGATGCTGTAAATGCCGTTGCAACCGACCCCACTGGTGGTGGTGTTTATCGCGCCGGTTCTGCGGATTATGTTCCAACCGAGCAGGGCATTGGTAGGGCTTCCAAACAACTCAATGCCACGATAGAAGGTGTCGTGGATATACACTCTGCACACCGAGGGGTTGGCGCCACCATTAATGAAGACTGCGGCCTCTCCATAAGTGCGCTGAATTTCGCCACCCTCAACGAGCAAATCGTCCCCGCCTTGCGAGTACACACCCATCCCTTGAAAGGTCGGGTTAATCCCGGTTCCGCCGATGTCGTCAAAGTCTGGTTTTAGAATCTTTAAGTTGTCCGCGCCCGAACCGTTGTCCACGCCATTGTTATAGACGCTTCTAACTTTAGGGTAATTCAGCGTTACGTTATCCGCACCAGCAAGAATAGAGAAACCACTGGCCGCGTTGGTCTTACCGTTACCGGATACAAATGCATGGTCGGCCAAAGTGTTGGCGGCCATCCGCAGGGAGCCGGTTGTAAACACAAGTTCGCCGCCCCCGAGGAATATCACTTTTTTCCCAGCCGGAACATCGACGGATGAGTTGCATCGCCAGCGCCCAGGGAGGACGTAACATGCGTCATGCGCTGCAAACAACTTATCAAGGGCGGCTTTGTTGTCAGCCCCGGTGGTGCCGTTCCAGTCAGCAACGCCACCGTAATCGGCTAGCGAAGGGAACTCATTAAGCTTGTCCTTAGCGGTTCGGGTTGCCGCGCCTGTTCCGACCTGCTTCACGACGACAATACTGGCGCCTATTGACGGGTCAGCAAGATTTTGCCGCAGCGCCGCATCGCCTACCGATACCAGCTTGGCCGAATCGGTCGCCCACACTCCAGTTGTCGTCCATGGCAGAGTGCCAGCTTTCGCCTTGTACAGCTCGGAGTTGTACTGAACGAGCTGCGTTACGCGAGTCAGGGCGATGCCGGCAACATACGGCACCGGGGTTTCATAGCCTCGGCTCGCCTCTGATGCGGCGTAGTCAGATGCACGCTGGGCCTGGGCTGCACTGAAGTCGGCGGCCCTTTGATCCTGCGCAGCATTGAAATCAGATGTTCGCTGAGTCTGAGCGGCAGCAAACGACGCCTCGATGCCTGCCCATGAGGGGCGATTCGCGCCGAGTCGATCCGGGTAGCTGAGCAGTGGACCCAAGACCCAGTAATCGATGTTCTGCGCGTTGTCGAGCAGGTCTTTCGGGTTGGTCGAGCCGACCGCGTTGCCGGTTGCGTAAATTGTCATGCGTTAGCTCCAGGCATGCGTAGCCCGATGGGCGAAATGGTTTTTTGTGGGGTCACGGTCATGCCTCCGGCCATTCGCGGTTGGCGGCGATGTCGATGATGTTCGAGTGCAAGACGTATTCGGGCGCGTAGATCAGCCAGTCCTTGCCGATGATTGGTCGCTTAAGCAGCTGCAGGACGGCCCTGAAGCGCCAGCGGGAAATCCCAACCAGCGTTGGCCCGCTGTACATCTCTTTGAATCTGGCTTGATAGGTGTCAATGCCGATCGGCGTCTTGAGCGGGCAGTCAAACCACTCGACCCCGTCGTTCAGGGTGTACTGGTGCCAGGCCATGAAAAGCTGCGCCTGGCCGTCGTCCATTTCCCAGGTGACTGACGGGAAGGTCGGAACATTGCTGAACTTACGGCGCGATATGATCTGGCCGTTGCTCAGCGGGGTGTGAGCGGCCGGGTCCGTCGTGTTCATGTCGTAGCCGTCGCGCAGCGGATACGGAAGGCCTTCCGGGTACTGGATCATGTGCCGTCCTTATGGCGCCGTGGCGCTGTCGTAGGTGTAAACGCGGGCGTCGTATGGCATGCCCTTGAGCGCGACGTTGCCGTTGGATGGGTCGGAGCGCGTGACGAGTACCGGGTAGGCCCACTTCGACGCAGGCCCGATCAGCAACTGAGGTAGCGACATGTTTCCGCTCATGCTGGTGTCGGGCACAAAGTCGAGATCGGCGATCTGGACGCGGTATTCGTCGATTTGTGTCCCTTGGTAGGGACCGGAGAGAGAGCCATCGGCACGACTAATACCGACCTTGTAGATTTCAGGCGCTGACCAGTCGATCGGCTCTGACGACTCCAGCAGGAAGCCCCCGCTGACCGCTGTAACGCTGACAAGCTCGGCGCTCTGGCATTGCCCTGGAGTATCACTGGCCACCGCGCAGAAACTCAGGTAACCCGAGTTCATGCCGGCCAGTTCGGTTTCCCAGGTGTAGGTGTCTTGACGGAACAGTTGGTGTCCGCGACGACGCATGCCGAACCGGTAGGCGCGATCCCTGTCGCTCACGCCCGGCAACTTGACCTTCTCGACCTTGTTGCCGGCATCGCCTGGCCAACGGCACGGCACTGTCTCCCAGGCCCAAGTGATATTCGAGTAGTACTCGACATCCACGCCGTCGATGTCGTTGAGCGAGGTCAGCGGCCCGGCGATGGCCAGCTTTTTGGTCATGTTCTGCGGGGAGTAGGTCTGCGTCTTCGGGCCGTAGGTGATATCAAATATCGCCCGCGGCTCATCACGCACCAAGCTGACTAGGCCGTTCTTGATGGTCAGCTCGGCGAACCCGCACGCCAATGCATCGTTGAGCCGATCCTTGGCGGTACTGCTGTCGTCGATGGTCTCGTCGTAATACTGGCCGGCGGCATCGAATACCAGGTCCAGCCGGTCCCACTCTTCCAGATCGATGTCGCCGTCTTCATAGCCCAGCGACTTCAGCGCATTGAGGCACCAGGGCACGATGCCGCGCGTAGCTACCGGCGCCTGCCAAGACCCGCCAGAGCGAACCGGCAGCACGCGAGTGGCCTCGCCGTTGACCTGACTTTCCGCTTGCGCAGAGAGCCGATCACCGCCGCGAATCTTGACCGACATGACGGTCATGCCCGGGTAGCTGGTCGGTCGAGTTTGACGCAAGCCGCGCAAGCTATCCCAGGCCGGGCTATCAATCCACTCGCTGCTGTTGGCGCCGCCACCCTTGGGCAGGCGTTTGATTCGGCATTCCGGTCGCATCGGGTAGGGCAGCTCGATTCGAAAGGTGAAGCCTTGCGCGTCCCGCGTGTGGCCGGTGACAGATTGCGTGGTCACGGTCCATGCCCCGGCAGCATCCATGTCGCGATATTCGAACTGATGCTGCGAGTAGATCGCGTAGTCGTCGCCCTTGCGGCCCAGGCCAATCAGGCCATTGGCGTAGGTCACGGTGTACTCGATGTGCGTCACCAGTTCTGCCTCGGGCGCGCAAGAGTACGGTCCTCGATAGCCGCCTTCCAGGCTGGACGAGTCCAGGGTGACCAGACCGTTTACGGTCTCCATCGCATTGAAACCGATCCATCCGGCATCAACCGAGCCCGACGCGGTGAGCCGGTCAACCGTCATGATCGAGGTTGAAAACGCCGTGATCCGGTAGCGCAGGCCGCGCGGCCCGATGGTAGCCAGGCCAGAACCCAGGGCCAGACCACTAACCGGTGCGCCGCCGTCGTAGTCCAAAGTCATTTGCGCCGGAACTTCTGGCGTGCCGGCACTGGCGGGCGTGCCGGTGGTATTGGTCGGGCTGCTGCCGAGGATATCGGCGCCGCCGGTGGCAACCATGCTCTCGCCGCCAAAGGTGCCGAATTGAGTGATCAGTAGGAGGCCGGATGAAGCGCTGGCCAAGAATGGTGCCGAACCCTTGGCCGTGTTGAATGCCGATACCAGGCCGGCAAGATCGGTCGTTGCCGTTGTCAGGTTGACCGCATACGGCGTGCTGCCCAGTGTTACGGTGACCGACAGCGGCGTCACGTCGAAGTCATAGCGCGCCGGAATGCTCGATCCCAGGATTGTCGAAGCGGTGCCCGAGGTCGGCGGTACGGCTGGAGCATACGGCGTAAAGGTGTTGACGACGTAGTTGCCCGCGTTCGCCCCAGCGACTTCAATCAGCATGCCCGGCACTGGGTCGAGCATTTCCAGCGGACCCTGCACGATGTCGCGGCCCGCCCCGCCATCCACGACGGTGTACGTGTACGGGGTGAGTGCACGGATAACCAGGCCTGTTTCCCAGTCTGCCGGGAAGCTGCCCACACCGGCCGGTATTGCAATCGTGTCTCCATTGAACTGGTAGGCGGAGGCCGTGGCTGACGGGGTGAGGTTGGTCGATATGGTCAATTCCAGTCCGGAAGTGCCGCTGGAACTGGCGCCCACCTCTTTGGCGTTAAACCACAGCATTGAGGCGGTGTCGGCGGACACGTCAGCGCCGGGCGCGTAGATCGACACCTGAGCATCGGAGCCAAGGGAAATCAGCGGGGTTTCGCCCACCTTGAGCTTGTTGATGGGGATGTCCACCATGCCTTCGGAGACGTACAGCAACATCTCCACCCACTTTTCACGCGGCGCGGCAAACCAGGTGCGCGGCTCGGCCAGGTACGACGGGTACACCTTCTGGTGCCCTGCGATATTACGAATCAGCTCGCCGAGCTTGACCTTGTTGCCCTTGGCACTGGCCTCATCGAGCGGGCTGCCCTGGGCGGTGCCGGTATTTGACGGCATCCCGGGCATTTTTGGCATGAGCAGCTTGGTCGCGGCAAATGCGGCAACAATCAGCAGGGCCGTGATGGTGAATGGGTCGGAACCTTTCGGCTCGTTCCAGATTTGGACGTGATCGGATGGCTTGAATTTGACCTTGTGCCAGAGCGTCGGGCAGATCATCTCGCCATTGAGTTCGACGCTGACCGGCTGCACGGGGGCGCGACGGTAGTGTTCCGTCATGCCGCTGATCCAGGCCTCAATCGTCATGCGCTCACGCGTGGTGTAGGTGGCCAGCGGCTGGCATCCGGCCATTTTGTTGGGGAAGAATTCAACGGTCATTTGTAGTACACCACTTTTTGATAGCGCAACTCGAAGTCACGCACGGTGCGAATGCGGGGGCCGCCCGGATTGGTGTCGAACACCTTCAGCTGGCCGTCCAGGTATACGACCACGCCGACGTGATCCAGGAACTCGCCAATCAGTGCCGAGGCAATGGCGCCAGGCTCTGGCAGGCACTCTTCCAGACCGGCGCTGACCTCTCGGTAGGCCTTGGTGTTCTCGCGCAACTTGGCCCGACCGACACCGCCCAGTGATGGCAACAGCGGCAGACCGAACACTTCGTGCCGCACAGCGTTGACCAAGCCGTAGCAATCGAAAGCCAGCGGCCCGCGCGCGCCGTCCCGGTAAGGTGCCGACAGGTAATCCGCAATGTCTTTCATATGAAGATCAGCCCAGGTGCGACGGAAGAAGTCAGCTTGTTGCGCGGGAACCCTGTGCCCAACAGGTCGAACATTCCGCACGTCAGCGTTGCCGTGTCGTTGGCGTACTGCCGGTTAAGCACCGATAGCCGATAGCGCTCTGCCGGGTAGGTCAGATTGCTTTCGAGGTATCGACGCTTCGTCAGCACGATGCGTGCCCCTGCTGCGCGCGCCAGTTCGATCGCCGTCTGGACCTTGCCGTCGGTGTTGTCCAAGGCAATGTTCAGGTTCTGGTATCCGCTGTTGTCACTTACAGGCAATGCTTCCTCCACCGCCATCGCCAAAAAGACGAGCGTGCGCGCGTCCTCTGTTACGCAGACGCGATCCTCATAGCCGGAGCAGATGAGGATCGGTGCCGCCCACGCGGAACAGGTCGCCTCGATCGTATCGACGAACAAGTCGTTGCCGACTGAGGCGTAGGCGATGTTGATAGGGTTGCTCATTGGGGCTCCATGCGGTCCCTAGCAAGAGACCATATATTAACGCATTAGACGCCTTGCGGCTGCAGACCGTACTTCGTCTTGTTGGCTTCGTGCAGATCCCCTTCCTGGAAGATGTTCGCCACGCAAATGCGGATGACATCGCGATCGGTTAGCTGCGATCTGCTTACTTGGCCGGCCTTGCTGGCATCCTCGACCAGCTGGACCGTCATCGGTCTTTCCTGAGTGGTGACGCTGCCGCCACCGTTCGACGACGAACCGCCGCCAGATGACGAACTACCCACTGAGACATTGCCCTTGCGCATCGCCTCAACCGTAGCCACACCGCCAGCCTTGCGGATATCCGCCTGGCTCCAGACGACCTCGCCCTTGTGCACGGTGCCCGCTGGCTCATTGACGCCGCCGGCGCCGGTATATCCGCCATTGGAGAATCCTTTGATCAGGGCGAAGGCCGCGAGCAGTGCGCCGCCACCGACGACCGCTGCAGCACCGAACGAGCCGATCGATGCCACCAATGCCGCCGGCAGCCACGATGCGAGCGTGGTGCCCGCCGCCGCGACCTGGGCGGTCGTGGTGGTAGCTGTAGCCGTCAGAGACGACGCAGTAGCCACGCCGTCCGCGGTGACCTTCGCTGCCGCGACCGTTGTTGCGCCGGCAGTCTCGGCGGCGGTTTCCGTGCTGATCATCGCCAGCTTGGTCGCATGCAGCGCCGTTTCGGTCTGCCCGAACGCGAGCTGAATGCCCTGGTTGATCAGCCACTGCGCCGCCATCTGGCCAAGGCCATCGAGCACGCCACGGACCAGGCCCTCGAACGTGTTGCTCAGTACGCTACCAAGGGTCTCCCCATCCAGGGCCATGGCCGAGAACGAGTTGCCGAAGCCCGTAGTGATCGTGTCGAGCGATCCGGTGACGATATCCTGGGTCTGTTGCGCCGTGTTCTGCGATATCTCGGCGTAGCTGTTCCAGCCCGCGGTCACACCATTGAGCCAGTTCGACTGATAGGTGTCGATCTGGCTGTAATAGTTCTGCTGCATGGCGAGGCGCTTGTTCAGGCCGTCCTGAATTACCGCGCTTTCCTTGTCGTACAGGTCCTGGGTGATTCTCCCGGTGTTCCGCTGCTCCAGGAGCTCTGCCGACTGCCTGGCGTAATCGCGCTGGATGGCCAAGTCCTGCTTGAGCCGGTCCCGCGCCTCGCTGCCAAGCCCCATCCCTGCAACCTGCGAATCAAGCCCATCCTGAGCGGTACCGAGCCGGCTGTTTTGGTTGGCCTGGAAGGCGGCCAGCTTCTCGGCTTCTTCCTTGGATGCCTTGCGTAGCTCAACCTCCTTCTCGAGCGCCGAGTTCTTCTTAAGCTGGGCGGTGATCAGGTCCTGGCTGGCCAGTAGCGCCTTTTGATCGGCGGTGAGCGTGCCTTTCGACTTGATCTCGGCCAGCTGCTGTTCCCAGCGGATCAGGGCCTGAGCCTGGGCGCCGAGCTTTTCGTTCTTGGTGCCCTGCTCGCTGATCGCCGCGTTCTGCTGGACGAGCACGGCGTAAGCCTGGCGCGACGAGTCGAGCATTTTCATGCCCGCGTCTTCGCTGTAGGCCTTGGCTTTTGGCCCTTTGGCCTCCTTGTATTTCTCGTTTTCCCGGATGGCCTTTAGGGATGCCGCTTCCTGCTCCGCGGTGATGGTGTAGCCCGCAGCCCGCGCCGCAGCAATGCGCTTTTCCTCGTCAGCAAGCTCCTTGCTCATCTTCTGGCGCTTGGTGAAATTCGCCTCGATGCTCTTCTGGAATTCCTCATACGCCTTCTGCCCGTCTCGCTGGATGCGAGAATTGTCGCCTTCGGCCTTGCCTTGATCAGCAAGCAGCAGCTTCTGCTTCTCCAGCAGATTCAGCCGATCCTGTAGGAACCTGGTCGAATCGCTGCCTTCTCCGAGCGTATCGGGGAACATTTTCGCCGCAAAGCTGGACTTGCGATCCTCCAGCAGCTGTTTGGTGTTGGCGATCTGCTCATCGAGAGACTGCTGACGGCCTACGCCGAGCATGGCGTCCCAGCCGCTTTTCGCTGCGCCCGTGATGGCGTTCCAGGCGGTCTCGATGGTGCCGAGACTTTCCTTGATGGTCTTGGCGCGATCCTCCAGCGCTTTGGCATAGGCTTCTTGGGCGATCGCTGCCGCCGCGTCCTTCTCGCCCATTTCTTGGGCTGCGCGCACCTGCTCGTAAACCGAAGCAGTGAGGAAATTGTATTTTTCGTTGAGAGTCGCCAGCGCCTTGACCGGATCATCAGCCAGCGAGGCGAATTCTGCCACGGTAGCCGATACCGCTTTGCCAGTGGCGCTTTCGAAGCTGATGGCTGCCGTGGCAATCTGCTCGAAGCTGGAGCTGGCGATCTTGCCGTTCGATGCCAGCAAAGCCAGCGTCTCGGCAGCCTTGCCAGTGGTCCCAACGGTAGCGCTGATGGTGGTGGCCATACCCGCCAATGCGAGCGCTGTAGTCCCCGCTCCATTGCCGGTGGTGACAAGAGACAGGCGGAATGCGTCCGCCTCCTGAGATCCTTGGTAGTAGGCCAGGCCCAGAGTGCCGACTGCTGCGGCTGCGACGGTGAACGGATTGACCAGGCCCAGCACGTAGCTGCCAAGTGCCTTGGCCGCCGGACCGGCGCCGCCGAACATATCTTTTAGCTGGCCGCCCTGCTGCAGGAATACGGTCAGCGGGTTCTGCCCGCCCTGAAGCGATACGGCGATGTCGGTGAATTGCGCTGGAACGCCGCGCAGGGCCGCCGCCGTCTGCTTGGCGGAGATACCGGTCTTGCCCAGATCAGCATTAAAGCGGCCGAGATCGGCACGGGTTGCGGCGATCTTCGACTGGTACTCGTTGTAGGTGGCGACATCAAGCTTGCCCGCCTTGCGATGCTTGGCTAGGTCCTGCTCTTGCTTGTCCAGCTCGCCAAGGCGGCGCACCACCGGATCAATCTGACCCAGCAGCCTCTCCAGTTCGTCAGCTTCACCCTCGATGGACTTGGTAGCCTTTTCGGCGTCCTTGCCCATCTTTTCCATGCCGGCGCCAGCCTTGTTCAGCGCCGGCTGAATGCTCAGGCCCGCGTCTTCCAGCGCCTCAAGCGCCTTGCGGGTGTCCGCGGCCTTTGCTTCAGCGTCTCGGCTGTCAAGCTCAATGACGAGGCGGGATGTTTGGGCCATTTACTTTTCTCCGGTCAATAAAAAACCGGGCTAAATGCCCGGCTCTTTGGTGGATCTTCTGCGACCAGAGGATGCGCCCTGGTTAGCTCGCTTCTGAGTGCGCGATCACGTAATCCATGGAGCGCTCAATTCTCTTGTTCTGCTCCATGTAGGCCTGCACGTCCTGCTTGGTGATGTGGTTCAGCAAGCTGTCCGTCCTCGGATCGATTGTCGCAAGAAACGTCTTGATCTTTCCCCGGTACACATCGTTTGCCTTGGTGAAGGCCCGGCATGGCGCCAGGTCATCCTTCTGGACCGATGCCTCGCAGGCCTCGCCACGCTGCGCGGTGACCTTCCCGGCCGCCATCAGTGCGTCATACGCATCGACAACCGGGTCCGCGCTGGCATTCGCACAAGCCAGCATCAGGCCGACAGCGACCGCAATCATATTCATTGGTAAAACCTCCATGGTGATGCAATCAATTTAGCATCACTTAGGGGGCCTCGTCAGTCTTCCTGCTTTTCCAGGCAGAGCGCATCGAGCGTGAAAACCACCTCGTCAATCTCTGCCCTGGGCATGGCCGGCGGGTGCGCCTCCAGCCAATCCGATATTTCCCTGGCTGACAATGGCAGCGGGAATGCACCGGCCATCGTTGCGATGAACCGTCGCCCGCGGGTGATGTTACGGAACGTGCTCAGCAGGTAGTCGGTCATCGGGTCCGTTTCCGGCTCATCCGGGACCGCCATTCTCAGCCGCTGGTAGATCAGCCGGCGCTTTTCTGTCTCGCCGCCCCACTCTTTTTCCCACTCGAAGCGGGCAACGACTTTCCCACGGTCTCAGCCAGGGCCTGTTGCGCCTCCAGTGCCGATGCCGATGCCTCGCGCAGAACGAACATGAAGAAGCCGAAGTTGGCATCGAGCATCTGCTCGCCTACTTCGGGGCTGTACGGCAGCGGGTTTTCGTCAGCGTCCTGCACGCCGGCCCAGTCCTTGATCACGAACTGGCTCAACAGCTTGTACTGGGTCTGCGTCTCGGTCTTTTCGCCGTCGATCACACCCACAACACCGGTGCCGAACTGGGCATCAGCATTGCGCAGCTTGCGGCGTTCTCGCTCAAGGGCGACAGCGTATTCAGGGTTATCAATCCGTGCCAGCAACACTTTGGTGTCGTCGTCATAGGCAACCCATTTGGTTTCCGAGACGTTCTGGTCTTTCTTGGTCAGTCGCAAAGCCATGGTAAATCCTCACGCCACGCCGAAAAGGACCGCCCCGGCTGGCGTTGGTGCCGGGGCAGTCAAGGGGTGAATCGGTATTACGAAACGGTGATGGTCGACGTGCTGAGCTTCGTACCGTCGTACTTGCTGGTCGCGGTGATGGTGGCCGAGCCGGATGCCACGCCAGTGACCAGACCGGTCGAGCTGACGGTCGCCTTGCTCGGGGCGCTGCTGGTCCAGTTGACGCCTTGCGGTGCGCCGGCCGGGGCAACGGTCGCGGTCAGCTGCTGAGTGCCAGCTACGGCAATGGTCGCAGTGCCTGGAGCCACGGTGACGCTGGTCGGTGCCACGTATGGCGCGCGGGTGATGGTCGGGGCAAGCTTGGCCACGGTGTAATTCAGCGTCACCTCGATCAGATCCTTTTTGCCGCCGCTCGGCAGTTCGCCGTCGACTTCCACCGCCGGGAAGGCGAACGTGTACTTGTTGCCCGCGCTGTCGGTGATCGGGAACTCAACCGCAACCGTTTTCCGGGTGAAGGTGTTTTTCCAGATGCCCCAGGCCGTTGCCGACCAGGCCAGCGTGATAGTGCCGGTGATGGCCGCCTCGGTGGCGATCTGCGCGCCCGGGCCCATCTTGTCAGTGCCGATGCAGCGCTGAGCCTGCAGGCCGTTATCCAGGCTGATGGTCATGGCCGAGACACAGGCCTGACCTTCCATCGACACGCCATCGACCAGGAGAGTACCGACGTTGCCGTTGCTCATGAACGGGGTTGAAGTCGGGGCCGCCGGCGCGAGTACGATCGGCGCGTTGCTGTCGGTGTAGTCCAGGCAGGCGGTGCCGAAGGTCACGGTGACCTTGCCGTCGCTCGGGATATCCAGGGCGAACGTCGGGATGTGCACACCCTTGAACAGGGAGTAAACACCCACGTCCATGTAGTTCTTGGCGATGCTGAAGGTGTGGCGCACGTCACCTACGGTCAGCACGTTGCTGGTCCAGGCGCCGTAGAAAGCGGCCTCCAGCAGCTTGTCGAAGCTGCCATAGGACAGTTCGGCGGTCAGGTCGCCACCGATGTCGGTACTGGTCACGACCGAACCCTGGCCGATCCGCGAGTCAGTGATCTCGTCGCTGGTCGCCGTGTTGACGGTCGGGGTCATGGCATTGCCGGTCAGCCGTAGCGTGTCCCAGGTGCCGGAGCCGGGAGTAACGCCGGGCGTCACCTCGGGGATGATGTAGCTGGTAACTTTGGCGCCTGAACTCATTGTTCAATTCTCCACGGTGCGGACATAAAAAAACCCGCACTCGGCGGGTCATACTGGATTGTTTGTGTCAGCCGGCACGAAACCGGACGTTGACGTTGACCTGATAGAAGCCTTCGAACTCGCCGGCTGGGATCTGGCTTGCCTCCAGGCATTCGAGGTCGCCCGACTGCCAGTAGGCAAAGTGCGCTTCAAGCTGATCCGACAGAACGTTGAGCGCCTTGGTACCAGTGCCGATCCTGGCGAAGCATTGGATGCTGATCTGCCCTGGCTTGCGGGTGTATGGCTTGTCAGCCATGCCAGCCATGAAGGCCGTTGCGTGCTGGATGTTCAGGCGGCACCAGAGGCCGTCAGCCGGCGGCGTGAAGGTCGAGGTGTTCGGGTAGTCGATGCTCGACTGCGGCAGGACGGAAAAGGCGACCATGCGCGCCGTGATCAGCTTGCGGATGTCTTCATAGGTCATCGGTAGGCCTCTGATACGCCGATCCAGGCCAGGTCATAGACGCCGCCCGGAGCCTGGGTCGAATGCCCGAGTTCGAGCATTTCGCCGTAGGGGCTGTTCGTCTGGATGTAGATCACGGGGTAATTCCCTGACGCCTTGATCATCATCGCGCCTTTGTTGATGGTGTCGCGGCCGGACGGATCGACGTTTTCGGCGACCGTAAAGTCAGGCGAGCCCACCGATACGATGTGACTGCCGCGGAACGTCCCGCCGATGTAGCCCTTGCCAGCGGCCTTGGCATCGACAAAGAAGTTCTCTTTTCGCTCACGCTGGGTCAGCTTCTTGAATTGCTTTTTGCCGGTGTTGGTCGCGTTGCGGGCATCGACGTTGGCGTCGTAGGCATCGGCCAGAGCCGTGTTCTGCGCTCGAAGCTCGGTGTTGGCCTTCCACAAGTCCGGGTTACCCACGGGCGAGCGGTTGACGACTTCGGTCAGCATGGCCATGGCGATCACCCGCACATGCTGGGTCACGTCCTCGTCGATCTGGTCGGCGAAGTCGCGCAGGCTATGGCTCCATCCGGCTTTGGCGTTCATTTACGTCTTCCTCAGCTGGATCTCGTAGTGAGCGTCGGCTGGGTCTTTCTGGACGTTGATCACGCTGAAACCGTTGATCGTGTGACCCACGGCAGGCGTTCCGGTCGTTTCGTTGGTGAGCGCGATCAGCAGCTGGTCGGTCGCCAGGATGTTGATTCCGTCCACGGCCTGAGCCTTGAAGGCATCCATCACGCCGCGCCCGGCGTAGGCGATGACAACAGGGTCAGTCGACTCTTCATTGACCGGGTCCCAGGTGCCTGGCAGCGTAATGCCACCACTGAATGGCACAACCGCGTCGGCCAGGTCAGTGTCGAACGCCTCGGCCAGATCGGCCTGGATCTCTTCGCGCATTCCCATGGGTCACCTGTACACGTCGAAGCCGAAGGACGACCGAAGCCAGGGATTCAGCAGCGCCAAGGCGAACTGGATGCCCTCGGCCTGGGCCTTGGTGGAACTGGAATCGATCGTGCCGAACGTCTTCGAGGTCGTTACCGATCCCGCCTTGACGGTCTTGGCCTCCAGCGAACCAGACGACTGCTGCTGATAGAGAACGCCGTCAGCGGCGCACTTGGCCAGCTCGGCGCCTGCCTGCTTGACCTCGTCAGGGATCGCGTCCATGTCGATTCCAGTCAGATTGAGCGAGGTCAGATAGGCATTGGCCTGCATGACGGCGCGGTCTTTCTTATCTGGAGTCGTCCAGTCAGTGCCGAGGATGGTGTCCACGTCGGCCACGGTGATGTAGGTAGCCATCCGGCCTCCGGTTGAATGAGTGGGGCCGTAGCCCCGGTGTTACGCCTTGGCGTCAGGCTTGGCCTTGCCGGCCTTCTCGGCGCGCTCGGCTTCTGCCTTCTTCAGCGCCTCGACCTCTACCTGCAGGGCGTTGCACTCCTGGGTGATCTGATCGCGACTTTCTGCCAGCTCGGTAAAACCGACGTGGATCTTGGTCAGCGCGTCGAACAGGCGGATCGGCAGCTCGCCAGCGCCTGGATGTTCAAGCGGGCTCTCCCCTTCGAGGGATTCGATCAGGCCGCGCATGCCGTCACGCTCTGCATTCAGGTTGCCGATCGCCTCTTTCAGCTCGACCTCGACCTGCGACAGCGAAACCTCGACTACCAGCTCAGCCGGTGCCGGCAGCTCTTTGAGCTTCACCTTCGGCGGCTTCTCGCACTCGCCGTCGCGACTCTCGGTCACGTTGGCGTCGACGATGATCAGTCCGGCCTTCTTGGCGATGGCCTTCACGTCGTCTTCGTAGCGGTGAAACGGGCCTGGCAGATACCAGATGTTCTTATCGGTCATGCTTGATCCTCAGCCGCGCCAGGCTGCCCCGGCGCGGCATTCAGTGGGTTACTTGGAAGCGTCACCGATCAGAGCGACACCGGCGGTGTGCTTGATGCTGGTAGCGGTTTTGTCCCAGTTGGTACCGGTGGCCAGCTCGGCGTCGGTTGGGGACTTGCCACCGGCGGTGACATCCCAGGTGTAACCCTTCAGGCCCAGGCCAAATGTGTAATCGACCTGGATGGTGGTCTCGATGCGTTCCTTGCCGTTCGAGGTGTCGACGTTCGAGATCTGGTCGCGGGCGTCGTGAACCAGTGCGGCGCCCGACACCAGAGACAGGATGATCTCCTTGTTCGGAGTACCAGCCTGAGCCAGCGAAGGGGCGTCGGTTACGACGGAGACCTTGCCGAGGATGTCGACTACGCGCACGTTGCCAGCCTGGAACAGCTGTGCAGCGTTGACCAGGTTCTGACCTACCAGCTTGTGGTAGGTGGTGCCCTGCATGATCTGGGCGACCAGGTTCTGCGAGGCATCACCGAACTTGGCGTGAGCGTTGTTCAGGGCGGCCTGAGTGATACCGAGGGTGGCCGACACATCGTTGGTGGCGGATGCCTGAGCGGTGATCGCGGCAACCAACGCAGCGATGGCGGTGTTCAGCTGGTCTTTCAGCAGGATCTCGGCGAAGGCGCGCGAAGCAACCTCGATGCCCTGCACGGTTGGACGCTGGAGCCAGGTCATCTGGGATGGCTCGTAGCGGATCGGACCGAAACCACCGGCAACCTTCACCGTGGCGTTTTTCAGCTCGGTCAGGTCAGTGATGGCTGCTGCGCCGTTGGCAGCGTAGCGATCCACGCGGCGCTGGGCGGCGGCCAGGGTCTGGAAGAACGACTCTTGCAGGAAGTCGCCAGTGAAGCCGTCCGGAGACAGGATGATCGCGCCATTGCTCGCGGCGTTGAACGCTGCGGTCATCTGGTCCAGAGATTCCAGCGCGGCTGGCATGATGTATTCGTTGAACACTTGCATTTGAGACAGGGACATAAAGTCAATCCTTTACTTGAGGGGGAGGTCTGGGTACTTGCTTGCGATCGCTTTGGTGCGCTCGTCTTTGTTGCCGCCGATGTTGCCTTGTGCGGCCCCGCCGCCTTTACCTGCACCGCCGGCCCCGCCGCCAGATGCTTTGCTACCAGCGATCAGCGGACCAAAGGCCGGATCGTTGGTGAATTCTGCTTTCAGCTCGTCCAGCGTTGACGCCGAGAGCTTGCCGGAGGCGTCCAGCACGACGACGGTGGGTTTGCCGTCACGTTGCTCGACGCTCAGTCGGCGTTCGATGTGGGGGAGCAATGCCTTGGCGCTGCCCGGGATAGCCAGAGTGGTGGCGATATCGGTAGCGGTGCGGCCTACAGTCAGATCCCGGATCTGGCCTTGTAGGGCGCTGTTCGTGCTTTCCAGTTGGCCGGACAGCTCAGCCTCGCGGCGGGCGTACTTCTCGGACCAGGACTTCTCCAGTTCCTCGACGTTGCCGGACTTGCGGGCCGCCTCTTCACGCTCGGTGCGGGCCGCTTCCTCAGCTTCGCGACGGGCCTTCTCGGCCGCTTTCTTCTCGCTCAGCAGTTCCTCGACCTTCGACTTCAGGCCGCTCACGTCTTCGGGTTGCGGCAGGCCTTCGATGCCCAGCACGAATTTGCCGTCCTTCTCGACGTACAGAGCTTTTACGGAATCGTCGACGCCTTCGAGGGTGTCCAAGGTGAATTTCAAGGTCATTGCTGTCTCCCAGAGACTTGGTGCAGGCCCTGCCTGCGGACATAAAAAAGCCCCGCACTTGGCGAGGCTGGTTTGATTTGGTGATGGTTACATCGGGAGATGCTTGAATGTCTTCCCGTTGCAGAGTGCGCTCATTGAGGCTTTGGCTAGGCCGAACATCTGGCACAGATCCTTCAGGCTGGTGCCTGACCGCCTCATGCGGCGGGCCTCAATTACTTGCTGATTCGTAAGTTTTGACGTGCGATCAGACTGAGCCGCCCTTTCTTCTGGCCGAGAGAATCGATCGGTAACTTTCAGAGACTGCTCAGACCTATTACCCTTGTCGCCCCATCGGGCCACAGCCGCAACGGACAGCTTTTCCTTAACCTCGCCGCGCTGCATTGCTTCTCGGGTTGCAGATGAGGTCTTTCCCCTTTCGGACGGATTAGAAAACCGAGCTACGGTGGAGGCGGAAAGCTGATCGCGAGTAGCGTCATTGCAGTGGGATAGGCCTGCACCGCCGCCAGTAATATTGAAAAGCTCAACGCCTTGACTGCTGTAGATGGCAATCTGGGCGACCTCGTCAATATCCTTTTCCGCCCGATCAACGAGCGCAACGATCTCGACCTGCGCCCCGCTTAGTCGGACGGACTTTATCCATTCATCTTTTGGCTTGCTGCCGCGATTGGCTTCACAGAGGTGAGATGAGAGACGCCTATTCACCGGGCTTGTTGTTTGCCCGACATAGCGAATAACCCCATCTCTAGAGTCGCGTAGACCGTAAACCGTGTATGCACGTAGAATGGCGGAAGCCATATTGATCGTCTCCTGATCATATTGGTTAGAGCCGACTCAGCGTTACCAGCGCTGAGTCGGCTCATTCATTCTACCTCAGATCATCCCCGCCCTTTCGAACGCAGCAGCCTCTTTCTCCCTGAGTTGTTTCAACGTGAGCGTGCGACCAGCGTCGTCCACGAACTTATCCAGGGTTAACTCGCCCTTCGTGAAAAGCTCGTAACGATTAGGCCCCAGCACGTCGCGCTGAAACGATGCAGGCTGGCGTGATAGCCATTCCTGATAGGTGGTCTTGCTCGATACCAGTTCGACCCCGTCCGGCCCTACAGCGGGGCGCGTGGAGCCTTTGATCTCTCGGGCGTATTCGGCCTTGAGCACTGGCACAGACGATGATCGGCAGTTCCAGTGCCCAGGAGGCTTAGGGTCATCCCAGCCGTAGAGGCGCTGATCTCGATCCTGGCACATTGGTGTCGTGTGCTTGTCGAGCGTCGATATCCATCGCCACCCGCTGAGGATGTCGTCGTTGGACTCCATAACCTGCGCGCGCGCTGTAGAGGCGATATGGTTGGTCATGGTGCGGACCAGCGCAGTTGCTTGGTCATGTTGCAGTTGATGAACGCTATTGAGCCTGGAGCCAATCTGCTGACTGGTCTCGCCCAAGGCTGAACCACTCTGAATTTCGCCGATGATCTCGGCAGCCTTCTTGGTCCCGAACTGGTCAAGCGCACCGCTGATGCTGATCCGTTGCAGGCCCTTGCGCGCCTCCAGTTCCAGCGGGTCGGCCAGTGCAGCCGCGGCGACCATATCGGGCGCCGGGACATTGAACTGAACGACCGCCTTGACCACCTTGCCGAGCATGGTCGCGTTGAACTCGGCCTCGTAGGCGCCGAACTCGGTCAGATCCATGACGACCTGGCCCTTCATGTCTCCGTAGATGGCCGCCAGATTGCCGGACAGCGCGTTAATCTGTGAGGCGTACCGCTTGGTGCCGTAGGCGCTCAATCCAGCCGCTACGCGCTCCTTGGCGGTATTGATCGCCTTGCTGATGAACTTGGCCGCCCGTTTCAGGTTGCCGCCGGCATAGCGCTGGACGTAGATCTGATGCCGGGTTGCCGCATCCGCTAAGAACCCTTCGGCGCTCATACGTCGCTACCAACCACCGGAGCGGCCGCCTCGATGTCTGCGTCGATATCGTCGTCGGTGCGATCAGCCTCAATCGCGCCGGACTGGCGCAGACTGGTTCGCAAGTCTTTCTTGGCGGTGACGCCAAGCTGCCAGAGTTGGACCCGGGCCAGGATGTCTTGAGCGGTCATAACCTCATCGAAGAATTCCTGATTCAGCCAGAACACGGTGTCCTTCTCGTTCGGCTCGCCGATCATGAAGCGCTCAGCGTCCAGGATGGCCCGTTTCAGCGCCTCGGAGACGTTGCCAGCCACGGTGCTAAGGATCGAATTGTCCGAACTGTACCGGAGGCGCGCAGCCTCAGCCGTCTCGTTGCCGCCCGCCTTCAGGACGATACGAGCGCCGATCATGACCATCTGGTCTTGCTTGTCGCGCATCAACTCAAGGGAAAGCTGCGTTTCCTTGGCTTGCACCAGCGAGGCGCTGCCAGTCTTGCCGAGGTTGTAACCGCGGCGACTGCCGATGCGCATCCCGTTCGGGTTGAGCTTTACGAACTCATCCGGGGAAATGTCAGTGGTCAGGAACAGGGTTGGCTGGCTGCTGATGAAGCCTGCCTCTTCCACCGTGGCCGAGTTGCCATAGTGCAGGATGTTCACGTCGGCCAGGTCTTCGAGCGGCGACTTGTCGATGTCGGCGTCGTTGTTCTCGGAGCCGAAGAAGCTGAACGGGATGTGGTCGAATGGCTTCCCATCCTTGTCGGTCGGCGTGCTGTCGGCTGGATTCGGGTCGCCTTCCTTGTACAGGCGCTGGACGTATTGCCCATCGATCAGCAGCAGAACTCGATTCTGTTTCTCTTCCTCGCGTGACAACTGAGCGGCGTCGAACACCGACACGCTTTCCTGAAGGTTGACATAGACCAGGCGCTTCACGCCGTCGATGACTTGCTCGTCCCAGTCGATGATCGACTCGGCGTCGTAGAAGTGGATCAGGGCCTTCTGCTTGGCCGCATCCGCCATGGATGAAACGCCGCTGGCCGCCTTGACCTTCGGGTAATCGACCAGGAAGCCGCCGCGCCCGGTGTCCAAACACTCGCCGACCGCCTTCTTCGACAGCTGCTCAAGGCTGGTGCCGTCGCCGCTGGCGTTCTCTTTCAAATACTCGACTTCAGTCGGCAAGGCCAGTTCGGCAGTCTCGCGGAACACAGCACCCAGCAGTCCGGCCCGGGTGCGGCCAGTGATGTTTAGGAACATCGCCCGCTTCTTGAGCTGTTCGTACCGAGCCAGGTTTTCCGGAGACTTGTCCGTAGGGTCAGGCATCGGCAGGTAGATATCGTGCTTGCGTACCTCGCGCGCGCCCTTGACGCATCGCTTCACCAGACGCCAGCCAGGCAAGGCGTCGGCATATTCCTGCCGGGTGTCGCTGTAATTCGCCATGGATGGCCTCAGAAGGTGAATGTGACGGGGATATGCGTGATCGGTCTGCTGATCGGGTAGTCGTGATGGATGAAGTAGCCGCCCGCATCGTTCGCATGGTCGACGCCGGACTTTTTGTCAGGCTCGCCGTTGGCCGCCCACACCTGCTGCTCAATGCCGTCCGCATAGGTCGGGCAGCGTAGAGGGTTGATCAGATACCGGCGCTCGCCGTTGGCGTTGCAGAACATCGCGTTCATGGCGTTGATGCGGTCCTTCACAGGCGGGTTTGAATCCGGCGCGATCACGCTGAATCCAGCCTGGCGAAGGATTGCGATATCGGTTTCACTGGCATTCACAGACTTACGCGATCCGCCCGAGGCGTCCGGGTAAATCCGGATTTCGCAGGTTTTCTCGTAGTCCTTGCCGTTGTACTTCCAGTAACGCTCTTTGATGCGCCGGATCATGTCCGGGGTGTCGAAGCCATCAATCAGCTCGTCCACTGCGCGAGGCCTGTTGTCGGCGCGCTTGACGTGCGTGATCGCCGCCATCTTGCCGACGTTGAAGTCCATGCCGATATACAGCGGCTCGCCAGGCTCTACGGTGTCGAAACAAGCGTTCAGCTTCCTGTCGTAGGCGTGGTAGATCGACCCGGCATTCAGGTTGACGAACTGGCCGTTCAGATAGGCCAGGATCAGCTGTGGCGGGTACGACTCCATCAGCGATGGGATGTAGTCGGCAGGCAGGTTCAGTTCGTTGTCGAACGTGCTGGCCTGCACAAGCCCATACATACCCTTCAGTGCCGGCTTCTCGCGCAGCTGCTTCACGAACTGCTGGTACACGAACTTGAACCCCTCAGGGGTCGTCGTTACGTCCACGCCGTTCTTCAGGCCCTGCTCGTTGTAGCGCATCCGGGCAATGATCTTGCGCCAGGCGTGCTCGGCCTTGAGTTTCGGCAGAACGTCGAGCTCGTCGACCAGAGCGTGACCAATCTTGAAGCCCACGATGGTCTGCGGCTTCTCCATAGATCGGCAAATAGTCGTACTGCGGTACTGACCGCCGCTGTAGAACTCGACCTCCTTGTCGCTCTCCTTCGTCTTGACCTTCAGGCCCCAGTCGAAGGCGACCTCTTCAATAGTCGGGAAGAAGATGTCGCGGATCTGCGGGTAAGTCGGGGCGAAGTAGCCGGAGTTGATCCGGGGCCACTCCCATACGTGCTTGCACAGTGCCGCGCAGCCTACCCACGTCTTGCCCGAGCCGAAGCCAGCAACAAAGCCGCGGAACTTGGTATCCATGCGCAGGAAGTTGGCCTGAGGCACATTAAGGCTCGGCATCAGTCTTCCTCGCGTCCACTACGTCGACCTGCACCCGAGTGGGCGCCAGATTGTCGTGTGGGTTTTCATTCTTGGTCTGCCGGTTGACGTACACGTCGCCGACTTCCTTGGCAGCCTGCTCCAGGATCTGCATGGCCAGGCCGATGTTCTTCATGGTCTCGGCCTTCTCCACGAATCGATTCATGGCGCGGAGGCGGAACGCTCGGTTGGCGATCGGGATCTCTGCCGTCTCTTCGCGGAAGCGCGCACGGGTATCTTCGAACAGGGTCACCCAGCGCTTTGCCAGCGTCTTGCTGCAGCGCTTTGTTGGGTCGTGCGCTTCTACCTGCTGGCGCGTTACATCAATGCCGAATTCACGCTTGACGGACTCCGCCACTTGAGAAGGGGTATCGAAGCAGGCCAACGCTTGAACGATAAAGGCCTTCACCTCAGTGTTCAGAGCTGCCATAGGATTGGATTCCGTCTATTGCCTGTCTATTTCAAGCCGACTTCAGCAGGCAGGTTCCGCAGGCCCTCGCAATGTTCAATTTCCCCACCTCGGCAGGACTGTTTGCTGCATCCACCAACGCCTGGACATCAGCGCTCGCACCATAGCGACGAACCACGCCGACGAACTCTTCCACGTCGTGGCTGCGCATCTTCAGCTTGGGCATTCCGTCTTCAGTGAAGGCTGGCTGGCCGTACTTATCCGTCGCATGGCAGATGTGATAGAGCTCATGCTCAACCAGGGCGCAGAACTCAAGGTCGCTGCACTGGTCGCAGTAGTCGGCAGCCAAGGTGATGATGAAGGTCGGCACCTCGCCGAACCAATCAAGCATCTGCTGTTCCATTCGGGCCTTCTGCCAGCCGCCGGCGCGGAACGCTACCTGCTCAGCCTGACCCAGGACCGTGCGACCCTGCTTCTCGAAGTGTGACGATGCCCACATGACCTTGACGCCTGAGTCAATCAGGTGCGCATGGTCTTCGTTGTGAATCCTGCCCGTGTCGGCAAGGATCTCGGACTGGAGCCAATCCCACACTTCCGGCGCCGGTGTAACCCGCATGCCGAATTCGGCTAGCTCGGACAGCTCAAGCAGTGATGCAGGAGGCCGCGGCCTTTCCATTGGCGACCCCCTTGGTGTTGGTATCTCGTCAGCGCACTCAGCGAATGCGCTCAGGGGATACGGTCATGCGCCAACCATCTTGGCCGTCTCGCTGTGTGCGTGACCATGCAGCACTGCGACGATCAGGCCTTGAGGCAGGCCGGCTTCCTTTGCCGCCTTGAGGGCCTGCACCAGGGCGAAATCCAGATTATTCAGCGCCCCATGGACATCCGGAGACAGCGGCAATGCGTGATGTAGTCGGGTGACGTTGCTCATACCAGTAGCCCGATGATGCGCGAGCCGATCCAGATAGCGCTCTCAATCACTGCCCAGCCAACTACGGCCGCGACGATGCAGAGCACAGTGAAAATACGCTCAAGCTTGAAGTCCATGCTTTTACCCCTTTGATACGGCGGCCACTCGGACCGCCTCAGTAAATGCCCCCGCATCCATGGTTCATACGACCGCCTTATGGTCGCGATCCCATGCGTCACGGGGTTGATCTTCGGTTTCGGCTACTTGCCGCGGGGGATACTTTTTGCGCCGCTCGAAAATGACCCGGGCGTCTTCGGCGTCGATCACGGAGACCGACCCAATCATCAGGGATTCATAGTGCGGCTCTACAGCGGTCAGCTGCTCATGGTCGACGACCTGATGCCCGCCAGCCATTAGCGCAGCAGCCAGGCCGAGAGCGGCACACCCAAGAATGAGAACTCTCAATCTGCCTCCTGAAATCCGCGCTACATTTCGCGCGTCGTGAATTCGTAGCGCGCCATTACCGACCCAGGCCCATCGCCTTCCTGTGCCTGCGCTGTAACCGGTGAATCCCATACAGGACCACGCAGAACATCGCTACCAGGAACCCAAGCCAAAAGTGGGTCAGGGTGTAGGACGGCATGTCACTTACCTCTCAGGATCCGGTCATGAGCAATCAGCTCGACCGCCTTGAACGCAGCGCGCTTGGATGGCCAGATGACTGCCCACTTGTCCAGCATTCCGAGAGCCGCTTGTGGCGGGCGCTTACACAGGCGAGCCCATGCCGTCACCCACTTGACGAGTACGCCGAGCGATAACGGCGGCGAACTCACTTGCTCAGCTTCGGCTGAAGAACGACGCGAGCAATCATGACCAGAGCGCCCAGGATCGCGTAGATACCAGTCGGCAGTGCCGCTTGCAGTGCTGGCAATACCTGCTCCGCCACGCCCAGCGCAGTGATGACCGCTCCTGCTTGAACGCTGCTCAGCTTCCAGGCGTCTTTCCAGTTGTCGATCAGTTGCATGTCATTGCCCTCTTCCCGGGAATTTGAGGTCGGCGTATTGCTCGGCCATGGAAACGATTTTCTTCACGCCCAGCGTGCCGATGATTGCCCCCAGCGCAGCCGCAAGGTTCAGCGGCAGGCCCAGGTATTCCAGCAGCGGGAATGCCCCGGCCGTGATCGCGCCGCACAATGCAGCCTCAAGGATCGACTGGCGCCACCCGCCGCGGTTGTACATAACGCGCAAGAAGGCGATCCAGCACGACAGAGCGGCGGCGTAGAGCATCGGTGAGTTGACGCTCATCCACGCGATCAGGCGCGACAGGTTGTCAGGGCTTTCGTTCATGGGGCGCATTCTCTGGCCCCTCGGGGCTGAATTAGATCCGGCTCTCATGCAGTGCCCCGCCGCAGCGATTAAGGGATGCACAAAGGCCGAAAACGAGAAAGCCCGACGCAACGGCCGGGCTCTGTGATTGATGCAGACGGCAACCCTTTCAGGCCGCTGTCGTGGCGCTTCCCTTCAGTCCCCACGCTGACTGCTATCCCTGCGAAGTTGGCCGGCTTCCGCTACGGTTCTTCCGGGCTTGTCTCATCTGCATTGGGGTGCCAGCTCAATCAACATTCCGCGAGGGGTGAGCGCTTCCTGTCGATCGAGCTGGCATTCCGATGTAGACGATTCCGCGTGTGCGGGCTGGCGGTTTTATCCGCGTCGGTGGCGTTGGTTGATCTTTTCAGTCCCTCGCAAGAGACCCTATTGCATCTACCTGATCCGCAATTACCGCAGGATGGACATAGAATGGCTCACCGGCTCAGTCCCTGTCAAGAGACCATTGCAAGCAAAAGGCCTTCATTGTCGAGAATCACCTGAGCCTCCGATAAAGCCTCATCTACCTGCCGCTCTAACGCCTTGCGGATATCACGCCGCCAGCGCTCCTGGGTCTTGATCGGCGCCGGGTCATCGCTCCAGTTGTCCATTTCGTACCACTTGGCCTGCAGGGTGTTCACGCTGCGCTTCCCTTCTGCGCCTGGCAGCTTTGGGATTGCCCAGGTCACTACGGCGCACTTGCGGAACTGCTCAGGCGCTGGCGATCTGACCGCTCTCGTCAACTCCTTGATGGCGTCGTGCTTACGGTCGGTATGCGTCGAGAACTTGGCCACCAGTGCGAGCCAGTGCGGCGCACTCAGGTTCTTGTGCAGCCGGCTGAACAGCATGCAGTCAACGAGCAGCGCCGCATCCTTCCCGACAATCGCCCCCTTCTGCTTGGCCGCCTGCACCTTCGGCTCGAAGTCCTGGCCACCGGTGCCGCTCATGGTTTCCGCTGCCAGTGCCCGGACGACTGCTGCGATTACGCTGCGATAGATCATTGACCTGCCTCCTTGGCGAACATCCATGGCTCAGTGTTCATTGTCGGGATCACCTCGCCGCGCACAAACGGCTCAAGGTACACGGAGGTGTCAGTAACCCGGACGCCTTCAATGAACAGCACCACGGCATCACGCGAGAAGCTGATCGAATGAATCTCGTCATGCCGCATCCCGTACCACTCCCCCGCCTCGTAGGTGGCCTTCCTCGCGCTGAACAGGCCGTCGACCCCCTGCAGCTTTTCGTATGCGCCAGGCTCGCCCATGTATCGCAGTGACAACATCATGTAGGCATCACCGGATTCATCGACATCGTAAATGGTGTTCACCACCGATCCGCGCATCACCAAGCACTGGAAGTCGAAGCGGTGGCTGTGTGGCGTGATCATCCCGCTGCTTTCGCGGGTATTGGTGAATATCCGCGTTGTTGCCCCCAGCAGAGAGCTATCAAGCCCCGGCAGAATGTAATTTCGCAAAGTCGAGTGCGACAGCCCTGCAATTGCATCCAGATCCATGTTTTTCATAATTCACCCCTGAATTTGACCGCGTATGTGAACCCGAACCGATCCCCCCGGGACCGGATCGCCAATGTTTACTGTTGTCATGAATCGAGCGTCGTCGATTCCCAGGCCGTCAGCCACGCCATCGCGACCCGCCTTGAATCGGCCGATGAGGTTGTCGTCGTCCAGTTTTCTGCGATTGGGCGGGAAGAACGTTACCCAGAAATAGAGCTTGCCTTCCGGCGCCTTGAAGCCTGCCGCCTTGGTGATGAGCCCGCATGCCAGCCGATACGCCTTGGCGTGCTTGTGGCGCTTCCGCCAGTGGACGCGGGCGTTTGGGCTCAGCTCTTTCGGTGGCCACGGCAGATCGATCGTGAACCCTTCCGGAGCCGGGATCAGCTCGGGCGCCTGGGTCATACCGCATCCCCTGCGAGCATTTCGTAACTGATCGTGGTCCGGCCTACCTCGCCGTACTGGCTGTGATAGGTGATCACCTTGGCGTCACGCCCGGACATCCAGCCGCCGCGGCTCGCGTGACTATCTGGCGCCGCCAGTGTCCGGTGCTGCTCCAGCTGCATGGTGTTGGTTTCGCGCAATACGTTGTGGTGCAGGTGGCCGGTGTGCGCGTAGCTGAACCTGGTGCGGCCGAAAACCTCGCGGAATTTGGCAATGAACACGGTCTCGAGGGAGTCGATGCGCTTCTTGTGACCGTGATGGAAGAACAGGGAAGTCAGGCCGTGCTCGAGGCAGTAGTACGGATCTGGCCGGGTGATGACCTCGATTCGCGGCTCGTTCTCGTACAGGGCGGCGAACAGCTCGCGCAGCCACATGCTCGACGCCAGGTCGTGATTGCCCTCGGCCATCAGCAGAACGACGCGCTCATGCTTGGCCAGCAGCATCGAGGTGATACGGCGGATCACGCCAATGGCAACCCGAACAACCTTCTGGAACCGGGTATCAGCGTCAACGATGTGGCCGGATGTCGGGGTTACCGCGCTGATGCCGTCCCAGTGCAGGAAGTCGCCGAGCTGGGAGAATACGGCGGACCGGGAGTCGGGGGCCTGGGCGATCGCCGCGCCGAACCAGTTCACAAGCAAGTCCTCGGCGATCTTCATGTCCCAGTCGCCGCCGGTCTCTTCGCCCCAGCTGTTCATGCCCAGGTGGTAGTCGGTGATGACGTAGCAATTCAGCAGCTGATCCAGGGTGTGGGCCGGGGCCTTTACCGCGATCTCAGGAACGATCTCGGCGGACAGCGCCGACACCGCCTCGCGCATCATTTCGGCCTGGCGCTCATGGTCGATCGAGGTCTTGACCCATTGCAGTTTGGCCTTTCCGCCTTCGTCGTACAGCGTCGAAGTGCCCTTCAGGTGAAACCCGTCCGGGACAGTCTTGGTCATATCGTGCTCGGGGCTCCAGCCTTGGCGGGCCAGCTTGGCCTTGCGCGACCAGACGGTGCGCTCGTTCATGCCGAAGTGCTCAGCGGTCTGCGCCACGGTCATGGTGGCCAGCGCCTCGCGCAATTGATCGTCGGTCGCCTTCGCCTTCATTGGTCAGCCGCCTTTGCGATGGTGTAGTGCTCAGGATTCTTGCCCGCGTGCATGGACTTCAGGCGATCGACGTGAGGCGTGAGGCTGTTGATCAGGTCGCGATAGCCGCCAGGGTGCATGCGGTCATCATTCAGTTTCCCGGCCGCCTCGGCGTCAACGATGATCGCCAGGCAGGCCAGAGCATGCGCCAAGTGAGGCAGGCCGCTGTCCGGATCTACGCTCTCCCCCTCGAACCATGCATTCAGGTGGCGGCTTGCAGCGTCGTAGTAGATCGATGCGCGAATGCCCACCGCCCGGAAGTTGGATCGCCCGTACTTCAGCATGCCGTCGAGCAAGCCGAGACTCCCCAGGGCGGTAGCCGTTACAGGCCAAAGGTGCAGGGGCAGCTTTCCGCTTCCGACCAGATCCTTTGGATTCGATGGTTTCAACTCGCTCATGCAATCCACTCCCTGAAATTTATATCGCGTACGCGCGTCATGATAACCGATTCGGTCCCCTCAGAGGGACCGCAATAATCAAAATGACATCACTTATTTTCGACTACCTCGGCCGACCGCCGATCACCCCTGGCAAGCATGTTGAACGCCCGGCGCAGCAGGTAGGACCGGCACAGGGAAATCACGGTGTAGATCAGGGTTATCCCTACGTTATCGAGCAGCGACGGATGGAACCCGTACAGCGGGAATACCAAGGCATTGGCGATCATGCTGACGATCAGACCTACTGCCACATTGGTCAGCGCTTCGACGGCACTGCCTTTTCTCGACTGGCTCATGCCTTGTTCTCCCCCGAAAACCGCATCTGCCGCGCCCGGCTGCACTTCGCATGACTGCCAGTGGCGCGAGACTTGCCGCACTCGGTGCATTTGGTTTTGTTGACGTACCAGGGCGATGGCGCTGGCTGCTGGAACATGGATGGGCGGCGGATCATGCAGCCACTTTGCCTTCAGCGACCAGAATGTCGACAGTGCGGAAAACACCCTCTGCGTGGTACAGCCGGATCTCGTCGCGGGGCATGTCGTACTTGGCGCGGCCGTCGATACGGTCGTGACACCAGGCGCAGCAAAACGCCGCCTGCAGGTTGTTGGGCTTGATACCCATCCCGCACGTACCCGCCAGCCGGTAATGGGCGAGCACGGTCGTTTCGGTGTTGTTCGGGCAGCCCGGCAAACGAACCTGGCAATCCCGGCCCCGGGCCGCCTTGGTGATCTTGTCCTGTTTGCTCATTGGTACACGCTCCCCGGTTGGCCAGGCTCATTGCTGTCGGTGCAGGCGAGATCGTGATCGCTTGCCCGAGGGCATCGCTTGCAGCCGCAAATCGGGCAAAGGATCATTTTCGTCGAGGACAGTGGCATCCATCCGAATGGGCCTGTAACGCCAATCTTGTGCTCGTCGATGCATCGATGACACTCGCATCTGAGAGTGTTCATGCCGCCTCCTTGCGAGGGAATACCGTCCAGTTTCCGATGCCTCTCCACACGCCAGCACCGCCCATGTGCGTGACCGACCCCTTCGTCCCGCCGGATAGGGCGACGAAAATGTCGAACCAGACAGCGGGCGCATACAGCCAGCGCGGGCACGGCATCGGGCGAAACCCATGCTCACGACCGCAAGCCCAGGCGAATCGAGTGAACGAACAGGCCGCGATTGCGGCATAGATCAGGTGGCCAGCTACACGCCCCAGCTTCAGGGCCAGCCACGCATTCAGCACGATCCCGCACAGAATCACCCAATAGACATACCAATCAATCTCGCTCACACCGCCTCCCTAAACCCTTCAAATTCCGCCATTTCCGTAAGCCTTTCCTCTGTGAGCGTCGGCCAGTCCTTCAGCACCAGGTAGCCGCAGACCTTCGCCCAGAAGTCCTGGAACACTTCCTCGCCCATCGAGTCGTAGGACAGGCTCTGCGGGCGCTTGATGATCAGCGAGCCGATGCCGGGCACCTCTAGCAGGTCTTCCTCGCAGTAGATTCCCGACTCGGTTTGCAGCGCCTTGATGGCTGCGTGGGATTGCTTGCCGCTGAATCGGTCGATGTTCTGCGCCAGGATCTTGCCCAGGCCGTGGACCAACTTGTTGAACCGCTCATTGCGCGGCTGTTTCAGGTCGGCCCGCACCTTGGCGTTCCACCGGTAGCCCTTCTCGCCCAGGATCGACTTGTCGGCATCGGAGGCCGGCACGAACGCGGCGATCTCCTTGCCAGTGGCCGGATCAACAAGGCGGCGCAGCAGCAGGTAGACCGGCATCGGCTTTGGCTTTGGCGCTGACTTCGGAGCGCTAGCCATGCCTGAACGCCTCGTCAAACTTGCGCTTTTGGCGCTGAGCCTTGCCGATCAGGTGGCCAAGCGGGAGCTGGATTGCCAGCCAGATAGAGAGAATGATCATGGCGCCACCTGCACGTTGCAGAGAACTGTGGAATACCCTTCTGGGCTGTCGTCGGCTTCCAGCGCGGCGACCGGGCCAAGTGCGGCCAGAGCCTTCAGCGCTTCGGGGCGATTGGCTGCCAATGCCTCTGCCTCGGCCGTAGTCCAGATGGTCAGGCCCGTGCCGCTGCTGCCGTTGTTGGAATAGCTGCTGCAAGACTCGGCTTCGTCCTTGGCGGCCTCCAGGTAATCGGCGGTCCGGCACTGCGGGCAGATATAGGTCGAATCCTCTGGGTCCCAGCCTTCACCGCTGCCAGCGTCATACAGATAACCGCCTTCGCGGCAATCCCAGTCACCAACGGAATAGTTGCAGCCGCTCACCGAGGCTTCGGCCTTCGCCTTTTCGATTTCCGCGATCCGGCGCTTCGCCTTGTTGCCGCTGCCTCCGCCGAACGACGACAGGAATTCGTCAGCCTCTGCCTCGGTCATGGCCACGTATGGCTTCGGCGCATTCATCACCCCAGCCTCGACAGCGCGCTCGATCACGCTCGGCCCGCACTCAGGGCAGTCATGGGCGCTGTCTTCGGTTTCGATGTGCCCCCAGTCGCCGCAGGCTTCGCATTCGGCGGGGGCGGATGGCTCATCGGCAGGCTTGAGCAGATCGGTCTTGCGGTAGCACTCAGCAGGGAACCCGTATTCACGGCAGGCGCAGACTTCGCCGCATTCCTCGGTGCGCTGCTCGACCTGCAACAGGCCATGCTTGACGGCGATGTCTTGGATGTCGCCACCGTCGAAACTGCCGCCCTCGAAGGCCGCGCTGATCATTTCGTTGGCAAAGGCCTTCAGGGAGTCGGTCGCCGCATTTTGCCCATCACGGAAACCGCCAGCCGCAGCGGTTGTCATGTCGACAGCGGTGTATGTCGATACCGGCGCGGGCGGGTTTTGATCCCGAAGGACAAGGGAGAGGACATAGTCAGCGTCTTCCGCCTCAATCACGCTGCATCCTTTCAAGGTCAGGATGGGGCGGCCGGCAGAATGATCAATAGACCAATTTTGAATGTCTTGGCGCCCAGCCACGGGCGCGGCCTTTTCGTTGGCGTCGCCGGAATGGTTGGCCAGCTGGGCACGCAGGCGATCTACCACTGCGCCGTCATATGCCTGAATTGCCGCCTCGGTCAGCTCTTGGAGCCGGCTTTCGTCATCGCAAACCGGGCTGAAGTCGTCCTCGCTCATGGTGCCGACACCCCACGCAGACCAAACGCGAGTGCAGTCGTAGGCATCGCCGAGAGCTTCAGCGATTGCGTCACGCACCGCCTCACGCGGGCAAACTGCCGGAGCTCCTGACTCACCGCCCGCACCGTGAGTACCAACAACACCGTGAGTACCATTATCACCATCCCACTCCAGCGCGCCGGGGATGGTCAGGTGGGCGGCGGGTTGCGCATCCAGAGGGCCGAAACTTGCAAAGCCGCCAACGCCCAGGATGCAGTCGAGGGAATCGCTGCCGGTGCCGGTGTATTGCGGCACTTCGGTCGACGCATTGGCTTGGCCATCCTTCCAGGCCGAACCCAGCGACTGGATGGCGTAGCTGTCCATTTCGCCCGGGAAGCGCTGGCCGAGGAACTTGGCGAATGCTTGCTGATCGCTCGGCGTCCAGTTTTCCAGCAGGCTTTCAACCGATGGCGGCACCGGTGCGGCGTCGAGCATGGCGGCATAAACCGGGCAGGCCCCGTTGGTCTTCAGTGCCGCGACCAGCATTTCTCGCGTCGGCTCAACCGGTACAAACTTCCATTCTGTAGCGCTCATTTCTTCACCCCATATCGAACCAGACACTCCAGCGCGTACTGCGCCGGGTAGGACCACTTGATCTTGCCGCCGAGCCAGTCGCCGATCGTTCGGTGACCGACACCCAATGCCGCGGCCGTTTCCTTCTGCGTCATCCCGGACGATGCGATCAGCTGCCTGATGTGTGCCGGGTCACTGCTTAACTTGCTTGGGTCCAGCTTCATCATTGCCCCTCGGGCCAATTGCTTTTGATTCGTTCCTTGGCGTACGGGCTGAGCCGGTCGTAGGCATTGACGGTGCGGCAACCGGGCATGGTTCCTTCCAGTTCGACACAAGCCCGGATATCGCACTGCCTGGAACAGACGAATCCGCCGTAATGGCACTTCTTCGCCTCTTTGCCCGTCTCCAGGCTGTAGGCGTTCCCGCCCTTGTAGTACGGCTGGCCGCGCAGCTTGGATCGGCACCCTCGGCAAACTGCAGTTTCTTCGCTCATATCGATCACCCCTGATCAGTTTATTTTCTGGTCCCTACGCAGGGACTGTAGAGGGACTATAGGCGATGATCGCGAATAAGCAAAGCGATTTCCGCACATTCGTATATCCTGTGAGTCAAATACTCACGATGGGCACTGTACTCATGAAGAAGATCGGGCTGATCAACCAGAAAGGCGGGGTCGGCAAGTCGACAAGCTGTGTCGTCCTGGCCGGGGCATTGGCACAGAAGCACCGGGTCGCGCTGGTCGATCTTGATCCGCAAGGCAGCCTGGAGCGCTGGAGCGGAATGGCGAACCTACCGACAACCCTGGAGATATTCAGCGCCGACAGCATTGCCGACCTAAAACGGCTCAAGGGATTTGACTATGCGGTGATTGATACGAAGGGCGAACTGTCTGCCGATGCACTGCCGGCGCTCGATCTGGCGCTGCTGCCATGCCCGCCGAGCCTGTTCGACATCTGGTCGTCAGCCGACACCATCGAACTGCTGAAGGCCCACCAGGCGCACCGGCCAGCGTTCATCGCCGCGCTGTACGTCAATCGACTGGACCAGAACACGCTGCTGGGTCGGGACATCGCCGAGGCCCTGAACGGCTACGGCCTGCCGGTTCTCAGCGTGCCCCTGTGCGACCGGATCGGATACCCGACAGCCATCGCCAGAGGGAGAACCCCAACGAGAAGCGGCGACAGCCAGATACGCCTGGAGTCGCTACGCTTCGCTGAAGCCGTCAAGAAACTATTGGAGGCCTGATCATGGCACTACTCACCACAGCACCCAGCAAGGTCGCCGACAGGGCGCCGAAGATCCTGGCCCAGGCCAGCAAGCCAGTCGCAGAGGAAAAGCGCCTGAACGTTCGCATCGATGCGGAGAAACACGACAAGTTCCGCCGGGCCTGCATGCGCAACGAGTCGGACATGACGACGGAGATCGAGCGGTTTATCGACGAGTATCTCACCAAAAACTCACGGTGATTACCGGCATCACCGTACTCACAAGTCAGAAAGGAGCCATCGCATGATCGAGCAGAACAAGCCCCAAACAGTGGCGACGGCACGAAAGAAAATCGATCAGCTTCATGATTCAACCGACCCGGGCGACCTTGTCTATCGGTATGCCGTCGCCTCGGGCTGGCTGGCAGCGCTGCGCACGGAGGGGCTGGTAGATCGCCCAACATTCGACGCGCTGATGTCCGAGCTGAACGAAACCCACGGAGAGGTTCGCGAAAGCCTGCCGATCAGCGAATAACGACTTCTATGCCCAACGAAAACAGAAAGGGGTCACGCCATGAGCACCACTGAAAACCCGTTCGCAGTTCACCGCAGCAAACTGATCGGCTCGGACTACTCATCCGCCCTGAGTCTTCAGTCGTTCGTACTGTCGCTGTACAACGGCAGCACATGGCAATTCCGCGGCGACAGCCTGAGCAACTTTGACGATGAGCATTTGCTGGCCTTCTTGCAGATGGCGCGCTGGTATCACCGATACACCGAAAGCTGCCCCGTGTTTATGTCGACCTGCCGGGACATGATCCAGGAGCGACGACAGTGGGCCGCTCGCAACCTGCGCGAACTGGAAGCGCTGCGCAAAATGAAAATAGCCGACTACGACGGGGAGCCGTCCGACTACTACCGCGAGATAGAGGATCGGGAAAAGCAGTATGAGTGGCACAAAGCTCACTACCTGGTTGACCGGGATGACTGAATCGCAAGCATAAAAAACCGCCTAAGGATTGGCGGTTTTTCGTTTCGGCCTCAGTTAGTAAAGCTGGGGCCACTTCTCACAGGGAGCACTCACGTAGGCGCAGCATACAGGGCGAAACCACTTCGCGCAATCGAGGCGCTATCCGTGAGCATGATACTCGCGGTGCGCCCTGTACTCACTTAGTCGCCACGCCTGCCAGACTCAACGCCTCGTCGATAGCATCAGAAATTGAGTCGGCCAAGCACTCATGATTGCTCGGGTAATCGACCTCGTTTCCTTCTGGATCGATCAGCTCAGCATTACCTGCATCCCTCTCGATGCGGATCAGGATTTCCCAGCCTTCTGGCAACTCGCCCGCGCCACGCTGAACTTGCTTGTAAAACTCGGCTTCCCTGCTCAGATCATCGATATCGACATGCTCAATCGTCGCCTCGTCGATGAACTCGGCACATTCTGCGTATTTTGCCTTCCACTCCTCGATCTCCGCGAGCAGGCCCAGGACTGCCTCCGGGCTCGCAGCGTCAGCGAACTCCGTTTCTGCTTTGTGCCAGGCCTCGGCGCATTCGTCGCCACCATGTCGGCATAGGTCCGCATAGGTGCTTTCGACTGCCTCGCAAAATTGTTTCAACTTTGAATTATCACTCATCACATATACCCCTATATCCCGTTGATCCTGCCTGACATCGCGCCAGGCAGGCTCTATTCCGCTTTGCGAGCAACCATCGCGCTTGCTTATCCACACGGGACTAGGCGCGCTTGTGCTCGGCATGATTGGCTCGCTTCTGGCTGCCGTCAGGGCGAACAAGGCGAGCATCTGCGCCTTTGGTCAGCCGGATGATGTCGCGACAGGTCTCGACGACCTTGAAGCCGTCAGCGACGAGCTGGTTGACGGTGGCGCGCTGGGCAGCGGTCATAGCTTGGGCCTCGCCATTTTCTCATTCGGCGGCTCGGTGACTGCACGCTCAACCGACCATCCTCTTCGGGCGATTCGGTCTAATGCAATCTTTGGTCGAACCACCCCGAAGTGCTCGGCCAATTGGGTGGTTGTTCCCTGCACGCCCTTTACGGTGTGGAGAAAATTAATTGTGCTCCAGTAGGCAGGAACATGCAGGGTGTCGCCGTATTTTGCAGCGACGGTTGCCCGGCAGACAGCGATCAGCAGACTATCGGATGAGAAGCACATGCTCGGCTGGTCGTAGCTTTCTCCGTCCACCGGCAGGCATTCCGCGTTGTAGTTCTGAACCATTACCTCGCCAGCTCGGACCCCTTGAACGATCTCCCACTGCCCGGTTTTTAGCAGCCTCTCGATCACGGGGCCGCCATGGCTCCAATCGACGGAAGGATGATATGTCTTAAAATCGTAATCGCCCTCAACGACATTCGTCACGGCCCAATTCAGCTCCCGGCCAACCAGGTCGGCGGTTTTCACTTTTATCGTCTTTTTCGTGCTCATGCTGTCGCCCCGTTGTCGCGCTTGATCTTCAGTTTCGCCAGCAGCTGCGCCCGCGCGTCAGCTCCTGATTTTGGTATGCCCTGCGCCTCTCGAACTCGGGCGTGACGCTGTTCGGCGTAGTCGTTGGCCAGATCGGTCTCCAGCTTTTTGCTGTCGTGACCAATCCCGGCCAGGATTTCTCCGTTCAGCGGCTGGCCAGCCTGAGCACGGCGCAATATCACCTCGTAGTTGCGATCAAAGCGCTCGCGCAGACCCTTGTTGTCCTGCTTGGAGGCGCGAAGGTCGAACAGTCCGGTGGCATTGGCGGCAAGTCGCACCGCCTCATGGCTGTAGGTGCCCATCAGCGCTTCAAGCCACGCGTCCGCTACGACTGGCATGCCAAAGCTCGCTGGCCCGGGCGAGCACCAGCCAATGAACTGGCCGATGCTCGGGGCGAATGGTGACCCGCTGCGACGGCATTCCTCGACCCCGTAGCGGACCTGGTCCAGGTCGTTGATACCGGCATCCATGAACCCTTTGGTCCAGCTGCGCTTTGCAGACGACAGCGCCTTGTCATCGGGCCAGGCCTGTTTCCATGCCGGGAAGATCGCCTGCAACTGGCGGAAAATCTTCTCGACGATCACGCCGGTCTGGTCGTCCACCACGCCGAGCGGCTGAGTAGCCACGGGCAATGGCTGGCTGACGCGCAGCGCACGCGCAGCAGGCGGGATTAGCTGAGTGACGTTTTTCATAGGTCGTCACTCGTATCGGTTCGCCAGGATTCGTCGAAGAAGTCAGGCCCGGACGACTTCGGCTTCGCAGCCGGTTGGTCAGTGGCGGGCGTTACCTCGTCCTCCCAGCGTTTGGCGTTCAGCCAGGTAGCCGGGTGCGGGATGAACTTGCCGCCATCCTTCGTCCAGTCCGCCGACAGCTTCTGCGCCAGAACCGCAGCGATGATCAGTTCGGAAAGAGTGTGATCAGGTTTGATCTTTGCCCAGGCCTTCTCGGCATCACCCTTGGCCTTCTTTTTGGGGTAGGCAGACCAGAACAAATCGAACGCCTCGGCCGGCTTGTCGGCCATAGGTTTTTTACTGCTTTTTGTATTGTTATTAGTTGTATTACTTCCCTTCGCCTTTTCCGAAGGGGGTTCTTCGGTTTTCCGAATAGGGTTAAAAGCCTTTTCCGAATAGGTATTCGATTTTCCGAAGAGGTCAACAACCCGAACTCTTCGCTCGACAATTTGCTTTCCTTGCCGGATCAGCTCGACAGTCACGAAGCCCTTTTTGGCTAGTGAACTGATCAGCTCGGAAATACGCGAGTTCGACAAGCCAAAGAACTTTGCGAAGTGGGCATTGCTGGCGTAGCAACCACGCTCCGGGTCTTGGAGGCTATTCAGCTCAACAAGCATGATCTTTTCGTTGATCGGCAGGCTCTCATCAAGCCAGAGAGCAGCCGGTATCCATACGCCCTGAAACTGACGCTTGATGTCTTCACTCACTGAGCACCCCCGATAACCTGCGCGCACATTTCAGCGGCCTTAGCGGCAGACACCATGAAGAACTCACTGGAAGGTACTCGGTGATCCTGGAGAGCTAGGTGAACCTTCTGCCCATCAGCTGAGGGGTCATCGCTTTCGAAGCTGGCATGTATTTCGAACTGAGTTGGGATCGAGGTCGACTGAGATAGCTGCTTGGCTCGTCGCTCGACAGAGGTGGTTGTCATTCCGACCTTCACCATCCCATCAAGCGAAGGGTTGGTTAACACATACACGAAGCCTGGCCGCTTTGGCGTTTCGTATTTTTTTCCTTTGGCTGGGCTGTAAGGCAGAGCTGGGGACGGTGGAAATACCAGATCTGCTACCGCGCCAAGGTATTCTCGAGCCGCGTCATACGCGCTATCGCCATGTATCCTGGCTGCGCGAATTGCAATTGCCAATTCAGGAATATCCAGGCATCGGATTGGCTCCCGATTATCGGCTTGGATATCCTTCACCCATAGCTCTGCGGAAGCCTTAAGCACCGCAAATCGATCCGCCCCGACAGCCTCAAGACAAGCCTGTTCGCATTCCTTTAAAAGTGACATATACTTCCCTCGCGAGTAATAGATCCATCTGCCCCGGCCTGATCCGCCGGGGCATTTTTTTGTGCGGTCCGGTCCCTTCAGAGAGACTGGTTTGCACGGTATACCGCCTTGAAACGAAAATCTAGGCTACTGGACGGCTGTTTTCGCCAACTCAAGCGCCTTAGTGAATCTCTGAACGCCGCTGTACACGGTCTGAGTCGGACAGCCAAGCATGTCGGCCGCCTGACGGGCGGTTAGCCCTTCAACAAGAACCAGCTTTGCCGATTCCTCACTGACGCCACCTCGAGCCCTGATCAGCTCGGAGATCGCCTCGAATTGCTCAAGTCTCATATGTCACCCCCTTGTCGAGCTGATACTAGGTGCTTAAACGCTGCATTGCAATGTTTAAGCACTTATTTATTTTCGACCAGCTCAGCCGGCACGCTCACGACCTCGCCCAGGTGCGCGGAAACGATGGCGCGGCAGGCGGCGACAAGCGGGGTTTCACCCATCTGAAATTGGACGATGTCCTGGTGCGCGGCCTTCCACCATAGGGCTTTGCCGTCGACGCCGTCCCACTCCAGTTCGATCTGGTGCGTCTCGATCAGTGGGCCGCCCTGGCTCCAGTCGGTGGATGGGCAAAACCTCACAACGGACGGCAGGCATTTGCCGCGAATGTAGAAGACGCGAAGCTCATCGCCCAGCTCTGGATCGCCGATATGCACAAACACGTTCTCGACCTTCGCGACCGCCCAGTCCAGAGCCGGGCCTACCAGGTCGCTGCAATTCACCTCAACCGTCCCGATTGATATTCCACCTGTCATTTAATAACCCCTGATTGAAAATGGTCTATATGATGTCGCGCTACGTTTTATTGACGCGTAAAACGTGGCGCGCAAATGTACGGTCTGTTAAGTTAACGGCTACTGTATGGAACAACAGTGTCAGGTGACGTGGAAGGGACCCCGTCGGAAGTAGGATTTGGTGACGTGGAAGGGACTATGAGGGGCATGAGGCTGACGCGGTTTGCGAACTGGAGGCGCTTTGATGGATCCTGGTATGCCTTCCGGCCAGTCCAAGAAGCTGCCGCCCGGGCGCTGAAGTTGACCTGAATGACATTCCCGCTGACCTGGGCGACGACCGCATTGCGCGGCGCGCCCTGTTGCTGACCGATCTCTGCAAGCTTCTCCGCGCTGCAACCCATCAGGATTTCGACCAGCTCCTGGCCGGTCATGTTCCTGGAGGCTGCAGCTGCTTCGATTTCAGCGCGTTCGGCGCCAGTCCACTGAAAATACTCTTCCCTGGTCATGGATTCATTCCCTTGCTGATCGAACGCACTGAAGGCATAACCGCCTCGACCCGGTAAAGCCTGGCCAGGCCCTGGACTGCAGCGGCTACTACAACGACGGCGAAATCATCGCCGGCAACATCTACAATTTCTTCCCTGGTCAAAGCGATCACCCCATAAAAATTCGTGAATGTTATGCGCGCTGTTTGGCGATGAATTCAGGCAGCTGTCCGGTCCTGCGGTACTCTTCGAGGATGGCCCGCATGGCAATTCTAGCCATAACGGAATGCAGCTGTCCCTCCGCGTGAGCCATTTCTTTCCACTCTTTGTACTCGCTTTCTACGAGTCGGACTTTTATCTGTTTTTCGTGCATCAGTTCTTCTGGTACGTACACCATATATAAGCCCCTTTGTTTTACGTTTATCAGTCTGGTGCTGCTTTCTTCTTTGCTTTCGGGAAGTCGCTAAGCTCGGTCCCTTTTGCCTTTCCGTCCGGTAGCATCGTGACGAGAATTTCCCGTCCTGCCTCTACCGCCTTCGTTATTCCCTGGTGGCTAACGCCGAGCATTTTCCCAACCTTGGCCGGGCCAAGCTCTGCAACCAACTGCTTTAGCGGAACACCTTGCATGAACGACTCCCACGCTGGTTGATGTCCCATGGTAACTAACGGTTGCGGAGTCTTCAACGGTATTACGTCAAGTCTAGTCCCTTTGAGGGGGCCTGCAACTTAAAAATTATTTCATGGAAAGGACTTTACAGGTTCGCAACCGTGAGTTACCTTTCAATCCATCGAGACGGTCCCTTGCTAGAGACCAGAACGATTCGCTCTTTATACAATCTGCGCAACAACCAATAGACCGCACCGCCTCTGTCGGCGACCGGCGATCAGACAGGCCCGAAAGCCTGCCCACGAAAGGGAAAACCCTTTGCGGCTGATCGATGGCAAAAGCCTTAACCGCGCGAATGACCCGGCAAGCGATGCGCCCCGCCACATCCAGGCGGTAATGGGGTGAACAGTTTGAAGATTCAATAGGATTCAACAGGTGGCCACTGCCGACCCAGTGAGCGAGCGATAGGAGATTGCATCATGGACTAACAAGGGCGATTCATCTGCGTGGCGCAGCAAGCCTGAAGGCTGCGCCCAACACCGGACAGGCAGCGGACAGCGGGTCGTCGATCTCACCGCGGATCGGCCGGAGTACCGGTAGGCCAACCCAAAGCACACGGACAACTTGACGCAGCAATCCAGGCCGGTCGCCAGTAGCGCGGCCTGGACCCTTTCACCAGTGCCGATTCGATGAGTCGGCAGTGGGAAACCAACCAATCAACGCAAGCAGGGGTGCAAACATGAAAAATGAAACGGGTGTAGCCCTGTTGGGCGACGAAATTGAACTTGACGCACTGAGCCTTCGCGGCCTGTTCGTCACCAAGGCGATGGGCGACTCGGCTGTATATCCGGGAGCCAGGACGTATCGCCAATCCCAGCAGCGCATGCACGGCAGCAACTCGGCCCGCACTTTCCGCCATCACAGCCGCCTTTAAAGTACGCAATTAGCGGTCTCTTCCACGTCACCGAGGGAAACTCAAATGTTCAACTCATCAGCAAGAGTGCTTTTCGATGAACGATTGAAAAAGATCCACGCCATGCCCGCCGGTGATCTGGTTGGCAGCGAGTCGGAACTGAATTACCTGGCCGGCCTGGTCACCTACGCACTTTTCTCGGGCGACATAAAGCACGAAGAGTCGAGGCAGATGCACGACCACATCAACGCCGCTCGCGCCCTGCGAGTGTCCCGCCTTTGCGGAACCGCCGAGAGGATGCACGCATGACCACGCCAATCGTTAAATCGCTGATCGACGAACAGCTCGAAGAGATCGAGCGCGGCCTGGCCATCATCGCCCACGGCATCCCGTTCTATCAGGTGATCGGCAAGTCGCCAGAATTCAAGGTCTGCGACCTCAAGGTGCAGCTCTCGGCCACGCAGAAAGGCAACAGGATTGCCGTGAGAGCTCGGCCATGACGCAGACAGCAGAGGCAAAGCTTGTCGAGCTGGCCAAGGCCTATTCGAAGCACCGAAAGGCCCTTCGCGATAACGAGAAGGCCCGCAAATCTGTGATCAGCGACTGTGACACCTTGGGCTTTGTCGACCTGAAGCCCTTCCGCAATCGCTACATGAGCGGCGAAGTAACGGATGACCCCGACTGCAGCATCGTTTGGCACGGCTGGCTCCATGCGGTCGATACCTGCCAAGCATGGGATGGCCAGGAACTCGAAGACGACAACATCTACCGATCGATGGCCAAGCTGCTCGACGAGCGCAAAGAGATCAACGCCCAAGGCGCCCGCATCCGCAACCGCCTGCGCATCATTGGGGACCAGCTACTGAGGGCTGAGCCATGAACGCAAACCCACGCAAGACAGTACGAAAGCAACCACGCCCCGATCTGCACGACTGCGCCAAGGGTCGGATGCACGAGCCGGTAGCAAAGCGCGTAGTGACCACCATGCCAGGCGGATACATCGCCTGAGTAGGAGGCAATCATGTCAACAAGCTACGCAGATAGCGCCCAGGCCCGGGAATGGGATCGACGGTATGACGCATGGGGCAGACCAAAGCAGGCTTCGGCTGACTTATTCCACGACTACGAGGCGAGCGCCGCCCGGAGCGCTGAGCGGGAAGCGATCCGACTGGCCGAACGCAAGGCCGCCCAGGCGCGGATCAATGCGGCGGTCGAGCAGATCGGAGACTTCTTCGGGTACAACGAGGTGAAGGCATGACCGCCCGCCAATCAAGGCGCCGCCGGCTGATCTGGACCGGGTCGCTCATCGGCGTATCGCCATGGCTTTTCCTTCTCACAATCATCGCGCTGGCTGATTTGGTCGCGCCGATTTAACTCACACAGGGTCTCTTCCAAAGGACCAAGGGGTATCACCATGAGCGCAGTAATGAAGCAGGCCGACCATGCGCCGGCCATGTCGGAGCAAGCACTTGTCGAGGTCTTGAGCGGCAGCCTATACCCGGGCGCCGCGCATAACTCGGTCGTCATGGTCTTGGCCTACTGCCAGGCCGCGCACCTGGACCCGATGCTGAAGCCGGTGCACATCGTTCCGATCTACCAGAAAGGCCGCGGCATGGTCGACGTGGTCATGCCTGGGATTGGCTTGTACCGCATCCAGGCAGCACGCACCGGGCAATACGCCGGCATCAGCGACCCTGAATACGGCCCGTCGATCACCGCCACCATGGCCGGGGTTGAAGTCACCTATCCGGAATGGTGCCGGGTCACGGTCAAGCGCCAGATGGCAAACGGGCTGGTGGCCGAGTTCACCGCCAATGAGCGCTGGCTTGAAAACTACGCGACGTCGAGCAAGGACAGCATCGCGCCGAACGCCATGTGGAAGCGCCGCGCCTTCGCCCAGCTCGCCAAGTGCGCCGAGGCCCAGGCCCTGCGTAAAGCCTTCCCCGAGGTCGGGTCGGCCCCCACCGCTGACGAAATGGAAGGCAAGTCGTTCGAGGAAGTGGCTCGCGACGTCAGCCCGCAGCAACAGCAGCCCGAGCCAGCGCCCGAAGCGCTACCGACCTACCCGGACGACGTGCTCAAAGAAAACCTCGTCAAGTGGCAGCCGCTGATTGACGCCAACCGCACCAGCCCCGAACACCTGATCGCGACCATCTGCAGCAAATACACGCTGACCGATGCGCAAAAAGAACAGATCACCAACCTGAAAGCCCTCGACGGAGACGCAGCATGAAAATTCACAACGTAGCTCAAGGTTCCGCCGAGTGGCACGCCCTGCGCGCTCAGCACTTCACTGCCTCCGAGGCCCCGGCCATGATGGGCGCCTCGAAGTACCAGACCCGCACCGACCTGCTGACCCTGAAGAAGACCGGCATTGCGCCGGACGTTACGCCTTCGCAGCAACACATCTTCGACCGAGGGCACGCCACCGAGGCGCTGGCCCGGCCACTGGTTGAGGTGATGATCGGCGAAGAGCTGTACCCGGTCGTGGGCACCTCGGGCAACCTGCTCGCCTCGATGGACGGCGCGACGATGCTCGGCGAGACGCTGTTCGAGCACAAGCTCTGGAACGAATCGCTGGTCGCCCAGGTGAAAGCCGAAGACCTGACCCCGCACTACTACTGGCAGCTGGAGCAGCAGTTGCTGGTGAGCGGCGCTGAACGGGTGATCTTCGTGTGCTCCGATGGCACCTCGGAAAACTTCGTCAGCATGGAATATCGCCCGGTAGCCGGTCGTTTCGAGCAGCTGATCGAAGGCTGGAAGCAGTTCGAAGCGGATCTGGTCGGGCACGAAGTCGCCGACGCGCCTTCAATCGTCGTCGGCAAGGCCCCGGATGAGCTGCCAGCGCTGCGCATCGAACTGACCGGCATGGTTACCGCCAGCAACCTGAAGGTGTTCGAACAATCGGCCTTGGCGGTCATCGACTCGGTGAAAACCGAGCTGACCACCGACCAGGACTTCGCCGACGCGAAAAAGGCCGTGAAGTGGTGCGGCGACGTTGAAGACGCCGTGACTGCCGCGAAGAAGCAGGCGCTCGCGCAAACCCAGACCATCGACGAGTTGTTCAGCTCGCTGGACCGGATCAGCAAGCACGCCCGCGAAACCCGTCTGAAGGTCGACAAGTTGGTTAAGGCTCAGGAGTTGGTCGTTAAGAACAACATAAAGCTGAAGGCCGAGCAGTCGCTGTCGGATCACATCGCGGCGATCAACAAGACGCTGGGCAAGGTCGTCATGCCGTCGATTGCCGCGGACTTCGCGGGCGCCATGAAGAACAAGCGCACCATCGCCAGCTTGCAGGACGCGGTCGACACCGAGCTGGCCCGGGCGAAGATCGAAGCCAGCCAAAAGGCCGACGCCATCCGCCTGAACCTGGAAAGCCTGCGCGCCCTCGCGATCGACCATGCCTTCCTGTTCGTTGACGCCCAGCAACTGGTCATGAAGGCCAACGACGATCTGGTCGCGCTGATCAAGGTCCGGATCGACGAGCACAAAAAGGCCGAGGAAGCGAAGGATGAAACTTTGCGCGAGCAAATCCGCCAGCAAGAGCTGAAAAGGATCGATGACGAGACCAAGGCGAAGCAGGCGGCCGAGGTTGCTCCTGAGCCGACACCGGTGGCGACTCCTGCGCCAGCGGCTCAAGCGCCGGTGAAGACCTCGCCAGTCGTTCAGTCGGCCGCGAAACCTGTTGCCACACCAACCCATCAGGCTCCGCCCCTGCAAGCCAATGTTTTCGACCTGGAAGCGCTGGTCAAGGCCGTGGCCGCTGGCGATGCTCCGCTGTCGGTTTTGACGGTCAACTGGGAAACGCTCGACGCACTGGTCGCCGAACAGGGCGCGAACTTCAGCATGGCCGGCGTAACGCTGGAACAAGCAGCGGCATAACCATTCAAGCCCTGGCAGACGCCGGGGCATCTAATCGAGGTAGAGAAACATGGCACGCGGAGTTAACAAAGTCATCCTTGTGGGCACTTGCGGACAAGATCCGGAAGTTCGCTACACGCCTAGCGGAAGCGCGGTAACCAACCTGAGTTTGGCCACCAGCGAGCAATGGACTGACAAGCAAACCGGTCAGAAGGTCGAAAAGACCGAATGGCATCGCGTTGTGATGTTCGGCAAAGTCGCGGAGATTGCCGGCGAATACCTGCGCAAGGGCTCGCAGGTGTACATCGAGGGGAAGCTGGTCACCCGCGAATGGGAGAAGGACGGCATCAAGCGTTACACGACCGAGATCGTCGTCGACATGCAAGGAACCATGCAGCTCCTGGGCGGAAAGCCGCAGGATGGCGGCCAATCGCAAGCCCAGCAGCCGAGACAGCAGGCGCCGCGCACCGGTAGCCAGCAGCCAAGGCCGCAGCAGGCAGCCCCACAGCCGGCTCCTGACTTCGACTCGTTCGACGACGACATACCCTTCTAGCCCCGACTTTTAGTCAAATCCAACCAACTGGGCGCCAATTGAGCGCCCTTTCTTTTGGGTGCCAAATGAACCAATACAACGACCTCCGAGTGATGGACCGATCGACACTGGCCGCTGCACAAGAAGCGTTCCTGCGCTCGGGCGGCAAGATCGACGTGCTGCAAACCTTCGAATTCAAGCCACTACCACCGCGCATCGAGCCTCGGCTGATGCAGGAAGAGATCGAGCTACGACAGATGGCCGATCAAATCCGAACGCTGAGCGTGACGATGATCAAGCTGGACCTGGCCAAGCACCTTGGCATTTCTCAAGACCGCGTGACGAAGATCTGCAAGCAGTTCGGGATCAACCTCAAGTCCGGCGCCGGGCGTGCCTCGGGGAAGAAGGGCGTCTACATCATCGACCCGGAAGAGGACGCGAAGCTGGTCGAGCGGCTTCGCGCGATGGCTGAGATCGGGGTGTCAAAGCGCCAGGCCGGCGCCCACCTGCAAGTCGGCTGGCACAAGATGACTCGACTGGTCGACACCTACCAGATTCGATTCCAGGGGACGCGCAAGTAATGCGACTCCGATCAGGGGTGCGCCAGCGTGCGCGCCTCATCCAACACCATCTGCCAGCGAGCGGGTTATCGAATGAAAAAGCGCAAGCCGAACAACATGCGGGCCAGGGTCGAGCGTTCCTGTCGGGCGCTGCTCCGGACCAACCACACTTGCATCGTGAACATCGATCCGAGCGGCAAGCAGTCGCTGTTCAACGCGGTCAACTCCCGGCGAATTGTCAGCCATCAAATCGGTAGCGCCATCTTTGAGATATCGCACCGGTGGACAATTTATATCAGCTGCATGTGCATCGACCAGGCCGGCGCAGAATACTGCAAGTCAGTAGAGGTCTCGCCAACAGGCGTGCATCTGGCGGCCAACATATCGGACGTGATCGAGCACTTCTATATCGATCTGCGCGATTCATGCAACGCCCTGCACCTGGTCGCGAGCGGCTGGATTGCGATTCCCTACGAAACATCACTGGAAGAAAAACAGGCGGCTCAGCTGTTCGAGGCCGCCGGGGCATGGAACCAACGGAAGGCGGCATAACATGGCGAAGACAACTCAGGAGCGGCACGCAAAGGCCGCGAAGAAACGCGAAAGGCTCGGAGAGAAAGAGCTGAGACATAAGGTCCGACCCGGCATCCATCAGGCGATGGACCGCATCCGGACGCGATCAGGCACCGAAGAAATCAGCGAAGTCCTGCAACTGGCCATCCTCAAGATGGACGCGATGACCGACGCCGAGCTTCTGGCCTTCCTTGCCGTCCCGCGGCACGAAATCACGATCAGCAAAACGTTGCGCGACAAGTTCGACAACGAGTCGCGACGTGAAGCCGGTCATCACAGTGATGACAGTGAGTACGAAGTAGTCGAGCCAACCCGCCTGCCGCACGGCCCGGACGAATGCGCCAAGGCCCAGCTCGACATCCTCAGCCAGGAGTAACCCGCATGGAAACGATCTACACCCACCGCCCGACCGGGCGCACCTACTCGCTTGCTCGCACTTCTGCCGAGTTCGCGATCCTGCATCACCTGACGGGCGGGGCGAAGTTTGTTCGCCGCGGTGACCTGGTAGACGGCAGCGTTTGGAGTGTTAAGGCATGAGACTGAAGAAGGCTGAGCGCGAACAGGTTCGACTGAAGTACGAAGGCTGCTGCGCATATTGCGGCGTGCTGCTGGGTGAGAAGTGGCACGCCGATCACTTCGAACCCGTGGTGCGCAACTGGGGCGACGAGGCGAAGCTGGTCCCTGCACTGCGCCCGGGAAACCATAACTTGGCGAACATGATGCCGGCCTGCATCCCCTGCAACCTGAGTAAAAGTTCGTACACCCTGGAAGGCTGGCGTGCCTGGATCGCCGGACACGTCAACTCCCTCAACAGTTACCACCCCATCTACCGACTGGCCAAGTCCTACGGCTTGATAGCCGAGACCGGCGCACCGGTGGTCTTCCACTTCGAAAAGGTGAAGGCATGAAAGTAACCGACGCAGAAATCCTCAAGGCCGTATGGCGCGCACAGGTCAAGCGAACCGCTCGCGGCGTGATCACCAACTACGTCGGCGGCAGCAAAGGGCTGACCGGCGATAGGGATCAAGACCGCCACTTTGCCCAGTACCAGAGCATGATCAGTCGCGGCGGTCTCGGCATCCAGTTGAGCAATGGACAGTTGGCTCGACGCCTTAAGGCATTGATCCACGGTGACGTTCTGCACTGGTGCGGGCGCCCCGGGAACGCCTACGAATTCCGCACCGAGGCGGCCATGAACGTGTTCCGTTATGCCAGAAGCTGGTGGGCTGAGTGCGGCGTTCCGTCCGGTTTCGACGAGATCAACAAGTGCATGCGGACCATTCGCCTAATCGACTACGAGAGCCTGGCCGAACAGCTTGAGCGGGAGCTTATCGAAGTTTTCGGTAGCCTGGAGGTGAAGCCATGACCGAACAACTGACCGTCCACGAATGGGAAGCCGTCCTGCGAGGCACACCAGCCGCCGACATGCGCCCAGGCGAGACAATCGCCCGGTACATCCATCGCAAGGTTGAGGCGCTGACCCGTGAGCGCGACCGGCTGAAGAAGGACTATGAAGGCCTGCTCGAAGACTGCGCGGGGTGCCTATGAACCTCGTCGACTGCTACGTCACGGAAATCATCGGCGAGCCATACGAAGCCTACGGCAAATGGTGGCGAAAGGTCCGATACGAAAGCTGGGGATCGCCCAGCACCAGCGAATTGATGTTCAGCACCGAAGCCGAAGCGGCATCTGTCGCCATCGGCCACCACTTCCTAGCCTAACCCCTACCCCACACAAGAGCCTGCCGGTGATCGGCGGGCGAGGACTCCCCATGTTCAATTTCCTGTCACGCCTCTTTAAGCGCAAGCCGAAACAGAAACCTCAACCGGACTACGTTCAGCCGAGAAGGTCGACCGGGTACGGGCGCGGCGTCAGCCCTTCGCAGGGTCAAGCCTGCCATTCGTCCGACCCGATGAGCTTGTCGAACCCGATGAACCCACTCAGCCCGTTCAGCCCGGTGAGCCAGTTCGACAGCTACGAGCCAAGCCGATCGCATAGCAGCAGCTGTTCCAGCCATAGCCGAAGCGATCACGGCAGCTACGACAGCGGCAGCAGCTATTCGTCGAGCGACAGTTGCAGCTCGTCCAGTTCCAGCGATAGCAGTTCGAGCTCCAGCTACGACTGAGCTCTCTGCCTCCGCGGGCGCCGACAGGTCTAAACTGTCGGCCAACTAAACGAATCGTCAGGGGTGGCGTATGGCTGCGAAGCGCGGGGTGCGTGCGGCATCGAAAAGCAGTATCGAGATCAGCTTTATGGTCGACGGCAAGCA